ACACTTTTTCTTTAACTCCAACTTGCTTGATACCCTCATTATTCATTGGCGTATGTACAAAGTTATCTAACGCCCATTCGTGTTCAAATTCCATTGAGTAGTGAAGTCCAGTCTTTGCCATATTCAAGTCATCAATAGCAACCCAATGTGTAACTTCAGGATGTTCCTTTAACCAATCTTGAATCTGAATACTTCTTGTTCCTTCCAAATCCCAATTTCGGTGCCAGGTAACTTTCTCACCATCAATGTTGTTTCCTGTGAAATCAATTGGTCGTTTGATGATACCCTGTCTTTCGTAGTAATCACCCATTTCTTCAACTGTACACCAATTTTTCCAATCAGATGAAACAACAATTTCAGCTCCGGTCTGTTCCAAGATTTTGTTCAGTACCTTGATTGCCTTCTTGTCAAAGTTATCAAAACGAGCATCAACTGGCATTGACATAACGTCCTGACTCAACTTCTTTCTCTCCTTTTGTTGTTTCTTAAATCGTGACCCCCAATTACCTGATAAACAGATAACTCCATCGTGGTCAAGTAGTATAATGCGCATTATATTATATGTTTTTCTTTAATATAGTTTTTAATTTCATTCAAATATACATCATCAACATCACTCATCCAAAAATTTCTTTTTTTATTATTTTCACTTTTAGTTAATAACTGTAAATTTCTAAAATCATTAACCACAGATGCTGGTGTATCTTCTTTAAACCACGTTATTGGTATTTTATGGTCAATTTCATACTTAACCCAATCCGAAGATAAAGTTTCTAAGTATTTTTTAAGTTCTTCGGGGGAATATCCTAATAAAACTATTGTTTTATCATCTTTATCTTTTTTTATTTTTTTCAAAGTTTCCTTTAATAGATATCTCCATCGGTGTTTTTCAGGATTTTCCTTTCTACTTTTCTGAGCAGATTTTCTATTATATTCTTTGTGTTTTTCAATATTTTCTTCCCTCCATTTTTTATTTTTTTCACCAACTTTTTCATTATTTTCAGAGTAATATTCTTTATATCTATCCCTAATGTATTCTTTATTATCATCTCTATATTTTTGAAAATACTCTTTATTTTTTTCCCTATACTCTTTTGATTTTTGTCGGTAATATTCTTTATTCTTTTCCCAATTTTCTTTTGATTTTTTCCTGAAGTAATCTTTACCTCTTAAATCATTAAGTTTTTTTGAACACGTCTTACATAATGAACTACCCTTATAAAATTCATTAACCGTTTTTTCAATTCCACACGCTGTAAAATTGACTCGTTTAGTTTTACATATTTTTGTCTCCATATATATAAATATATGTGTAGGTCAAAAAAAATTACTTTTACTTCTTTTTTGAGAATTTCTCTCGGTTTGTTTGCTTCTTTTCGGGTGGGTGTTTGTATTTAATCTCAACTGAGATTGGCCCGTTTTTGAATTTGGTTAAATCATAAGTCCAGATTGTAACCGCTTCATCGTTTTCATAAACTTGTTGGTATTGTTCCTTTTTACTCATAACGGGAACAAAGATACGAAATTATTCGTCATCTTCAAAATTATATTTAATTTTTTCAACCACAACCTCATTATCAATATTAAAATGTTTTAAATAAACTTGGATAGCGTTAGCAGCAGCGTTTGCAGTTGTATATGCATGATTATATACAGTAGTTCTATCAACGAAACTAACTCCATTTAATATTGAACCAAATGATTTATTTTTTTCTTTACTATCAAGAGAAGTAATTACTACATCAACAAATATATAATCTTTCCATTCACCCATACTTATTAATTGGGATATTTTAGTCACTCTAAACTTAAATTTAGCATCTTCAAATATTGATACCCCGGTATTTTTAATTGTAAGAGTTTTATTTTTAAAAATTTCATTAATTTTTTTTATTTTTTTTTCCATACCAATAAATATTAATTAAAAAAGAAACCCCTCACTTGGAGGGGTTTCTTTTTTAACCTTTAACTTCTTCAAAGTCAACATCATTAACCTCTCGGTCTGTTTGTTCATTTGTTTCTCCTGAACCTTGGGAGTATAGGTCAGAGGAGATACTTTGGAACGTTGTGTTAACTTTATCCATTGAGGTTTTAATCTTATCAACATCCTTTGTAGAATGAGCATCTTTCAACTCTTGTAATGAAGAATTAATTTCTGATTTTTGTTCGTCCGTCAATTTATCTTCAATATCCTTCAAAGATTTTTCAATTTGGAAAATCATTGAGTCAGCTTGATTAATTGTTTCAGCATCTTCTTTAACTTTCTTGTCCGCCTCAGCATTCATTTCAGCTTCTTGTTTCATTCTTTCAATTTCTTCTTTTGAAAGTCCTGATGACGCTTCAATACGAATATTTTGTTGTTTGTCAGTTCCTTTGTCAATTGCTGACACATTAATAATACCGTTAGCATCAATGTCAAAAACAACTTCAATTTGTGGAACTCCTCTCATTGCCGGTGGTAATCCATCCAAGTGGAAACGTCCAATGGTTCTGTTATCTTTAGCCATCGCTCTTTCACCTTGTAATACGTGGATTTCAACTGATGGTTGGTTATCAACTGCGGTTGAGAATATCTGTGATTTCTTGGTTGGGATTGTCGTGTTAGCTTCAATCAACTTTGTAAATACTCCTCCCATTGTTTCAATACCTAATGAAAGTGGAGTTACGTCCAACAACAATACATCTTTCACATCACCGGCCAATACTCCACCTTGAATTGCCGCACCAAGAGCAACTACTTCATCAGGATTAACACCCTTTGATGGTTCCTTACCAAAGAATTTCTTAACCGCTTCTTGGATTGCCGGAATACGAGTTGAACCTCCAACCAAAATAATTTCATCAATTTCACCAACTGTAAGGTTTGCGTTCTCCATAGCCTTCTTACATGGTTCAATTGTTCTTTGGACCAATTTATCAACAAGTTGTTCAAATTTTGCTTTAGATAAAGTTCTCACCAAGTGTTTTGGAACACCATCAACCGGCATAATGTATGGTAGGTTGATTTCAGTTGAAGAAGTTGAGGACAATTCAATCTTAGCCTTTTCAGCCCCTTCACGAAGACGTTGTAACGCCATTGGGTCTTTTGACAAATCCAATCCATTCTCATCTTGGAATTCTTTAACCAACCAGTCAATGATTGCATTATCAAAGTCATCACCACCCAAATGTGTGTCACCATCAGTCGCTAATACTTCAAACACACCATCTCCAAGTTCCAAGATTGATACGTCGTGAGTTCCACCACCACAGTCAAATACAACAACTTTCATATCCGAACCTTTCTTATCAAGTCCGTAAGCTAATGCGGCCGCAGTTGGTTCGTTAATAATACGTTTAACTGTAAGACCTGCAATCTCACCAGCTTCTTTTGTAGCCTGACGTTGAGCGTCGTTGAAGTATGCTGGTACTGTGATGACCGCTTCAGTAACTTCAGTACCCAAATAATCCTCAGCAGTTTGTTTCATCTTCTGAAGAACCATTGCTGAAATTTCTTGTGGTGAAAACTTACGGTCATCAATCTGAACACGAGGAGTATCACCAGTACCCTTAACAACTTTATAAGGAACACGTTTTACTTCACCTTTACTTTCAGTGTAACTAGTTCCCATAAATCTTTTAATTGAGTGAATTGTTTTTTCAGGATTAGTAACCGCCTGACGTTTTGCAGGGTCACCAATCTTTCTATCACCATCACTGGCAAATCCAATGATTGAAGGAGTCGTTCTTTTACCTTCACTGTTTGTAATTACGACAGGTTCTGAACCTTCCATTACGGCAACACACGAATTCGTTGTTCCCAAATCAATACCAATTATTTTTCCCATATATTTTTTATTTTGTTTTTAATTTATTTAATTCGTCACGAATAATAATACATTTTTCAAAATCTTGTTTTTGAATTGCTTCTTTTAGTTCAATTTCAAGATTCTGAATTTTCTCTTTATTCAATTCCAATTTTTTTAGTTCGTCTCTAATTTCAATTGCTCTTTCAAAATTTTCAGATTCAACAGCTTGTTTTAGTTCTTGTTCCAAGTCATTTTCTGTTACATCATCCAATGTACTATCACTAACATAAACAAAATTTAATTTAATGTTATCACCATATGGTTTACTCAACATTCTTTTTGTGAACATTTTTTCTAATTGTTCAAAATCAAAATTATCAGGATTTTCAAACATCCTTCTTAAAATCTCATCAATTCGTCTAAATGAATTAGGCATAATAATATATTTTTTAAGTTTATTTTCAGATGATAATGCCAAAAATATGCCAAAATTAATTGTCTGACATTTTGTCAGTTTCTTCTGACATTCTTTCTTTTTGGTCTAAAAGACCTTTGCCAAATTTGGCAAATCTGTCCCAATATCTTGTTTTAATATGAGAATGGAATGGTCTAGGTTTCCCATCGTCATCAATTCTGACGAATACCATTTTAGTGTGAGTCACAGTTTCCTGAGAACCTGTATATACGTTGTGTTTTCTAACATCAATTGAAATTGTTACTGATGTATTACCAAATTCAACAACCCCTCCATAAATTTTCAGGATACTACCAACCTTTACCGGTTTCTTGAATACTAACTCATCAATTTTTAATGTTACAACTCTTTGGGTATCACAAATTTGAGAGACGTATGAAGCAGCCGCGTCGTCAATTAACCCCAATATTGTACCTCCAAACATATTATCATGGATTCCGATATCTCCTTTTTTACAAATGTATGTTGTTATTAATTCCATTATATATCCCAATAAATTTCTGTTTTCGTTTTTTTTGTTTTGATTGAATACTGATATTCTTTTGAATTTGATATGGATAACCATAATTTGAACCAAACTAAATTGATTCCAAACCGATAAAGAACCTCATAAAATTTTGAAGCGTCTTTTTTAGTTACCCAATTATGGATTATTGTTCTTGACGTAAATAGACCTAAGTATCTATCACCGTAATTAGAGATTTCGGTATCCCAAACCCACTCAAAATTAAAAGAAATCTTGATTTTTTTACCCAAATTGAATCCAAACATTTTCATAATTTAAAAAATAATAAAAATGTTTGGTTTTGTAAAATGCGATTATGTATTTTTTTCTAAAGTTTCTATGTGATGTTGTAGATACCAAAGAGCTTTCTTTAAATCTTCCAATTCTTTTTCTTTATCTTTCTTACCAGCCCTTGAGATATACTTTACAGTATTACCCAAACAAAACCCTAAGTCCCAAGCGTCAATTACTTTAATTGCTTCATAAAGATTGTCCTCCCCACCATAGTGAGATGGGTGATTAACCATTTCTATTTTATTTCGCAAATGTTCTAATAATTCTTTTTCCATCATTTTGAATTTATATCAAATTTAATTTCTTCAGTTTCCATATTATTCCCATCACCTTTCGTCCACTTCATTTTATCATAACCATCTTCTTCAGATTTATATTCATTTAATAATTCGTCAGGTGTCAACATTTTAAACTTTTCAGCCGTTGCATAAACATCAACATTAATTGACATTTTTGTTTTTATTTTATCAATAGCTTCCGCAGCCTTCAAACTTTCCATAATAACTTGTAATACTTTATATGGATTCGCATTTGATGATGGCCTTCTATCCTCCAAATATCCTTTCCATTCTTCTGCGGTTGATTTTGGAATTCTTATTGACGCTCCTCTATCACTTATACCCCAACTAAACTTATCAATACTTTGAGTCTCGTATTTACCAGTTAATCTTAAATGATTATCTGAGCCATAATTTTCAATGTGTTTCTTAGTTGATGATTCAAATGAGTTGAAAATACAGTTAAAGTATTGTTCCCCTCCAATCTCTCTCATTCTTTTGTTTGAAAAGTTAGTATGTAATCCTGAACCGTTCCACTCACCGAATATTAATGGTTTTGGGTGTAACTCAATTGACATTCCTTCTTTTTCAGCAATTTTATGAAGAATATATCTACTAATCCATAAGTCATCAGAAGCTTGTAGGGTATTTTTCGCAAAGATTTGATATTCCCATTGTCCAATTGCAACTTCCGCATTGGTACCCTCAACATTGATTCCCAATGATAAACAATATTCTAAATGTTTCTCAGATATATCTCTTCCGTGAATTTGTCCTCCAACGCCACAATAATATCTACCTTGGACTTCAATTTCACCTCTTTCCATTCCAATGATTGACCCTTTGTGTTTTGAACGAATAAAATATTCTTGTTCAAACCCTACCCATAAATCAGTACCAGTATTCTGTAACTTATCTCTGTCGTTTGATGGGTGCGGATTACCATCTTTATCTAAGACATCACAAAATACATAAATTGTTGGGATAGTCTCCTTAATAATTGAGTGTTGGTAATATCTAACAGGTCTTAAAAAACAATCGGATAGATAACCTTCCGCCTGTTTTGTTGAACTTCCGTCAAACCCCCACATTGGGAAATTATAGTTTTCACCTTCGTCAAGGTTAACTACTTTAACTTTACTTCTAAGATTTGGTTCCGGTGTGTACCCATCTAACCAAACATACTCTAATTTAAAAATCATACTAATAAGTTGTTATATATGTTAGTTCTTGTTTCTTTGTCTGAAATAAAAAATTCCGTCCCAACCTGAGCGGAATAATCATCTAAATACGTATAAAAATCAGAATTGGACATCATCTTTTCAAACTCAGTGAAATTATGTGTTTTCGCAAAATCTTTAATTTTTTGTTCAGAAAGAAATCGTTTGTTAAATCCCATACACAAATATAATATGAAAAAAATTAAATCTCAATTTTTTTCAAGTTATCTATAGAATATTTTTGGAAAATATATGAAAGAAGTTTTCTTTTAAACAATGGAAGTAATGTTTCCTCAACCGGATAATCTTCTCCACAGGACATTTCAAATACAGGTAATTTTTTCGCCTCACTAAATTTTCTACCTGAAAAATTTTCAACTACTTTAGGTAAAGTTAGGTCACCCTTCTTACCCTCATATATTAATTTAGTATTGGTAATATGTTCAGGGTTTGTTGTATCAATTTCATATTCCCAAACATATATTTGGTTATTCTTATTAAGAAAATAAAAATACCCGTTGGTACTGTTTGAATTGTTTTTATTCTTTTTGATTGATATTGATATTGTTTCATAAAACATTGACCAGTATGATTTAACAATTTGAAAATACTCAAAAAATTTAACAGATGAGAATTTCAAAATTTCTTTCATCTCTTCAGTTTCTTCATCAGTTAGACTTGGCACTGGTTTCGCCATTAACTCTTTTAACAATAATTCATCATCAGGACATTTAAATATCTTGTTTGTATATAATATGGTACTCTCTTTGATTAAGGTATGAAGATTCGCCATGTGTAATGACAACTCAATAAAATGAGGATATAGTTTGTTTTCAATAATTAAATCGTCAATTTTTTGAAAATACGACATCAATAGATACTTTTTGTGTTCAGCATCTATCGGTTGGTTAAACATCCAATCTGTCGGTAGTATAAAATTTATATTCTCCATATTATCCTTCTGTTTGGAAAATATAGTAAGTTTCTCCTTGGAATTCAACCTCATGTTCATTTCCATCGTAAGATGATATTGTATGACCGAATCCGTCAGCATCAACCATACCTTGTGCCAAATCAGCTTTATTCACAAATTGGTCAAATTCAATCCCGTAATCTATCAATGTCGCCATCATATCATCAGCCTTATCATTTAACATTTCTTCAACTTTACTTTCAATTAAATCTTCAGAAACTGTCTTTTCACTATCTTTTAATTCATCAAGTTCTTCTCTTAATTCATCTTCTTCATCTGAATCTATTTCAGAATCTTCTAATCTCGCTTCAATTACATCTATTCTCTCTTGCACTTCTTCACTATATTCAAAATCATCTTCATCAAAAATATATTCTATATTGTCTCTAACATACTCCTCTTCACCCTCTCTGAAGTAATCTCTAAACTCTTCCTCATCAATATAATCACCGACAAAATTTTTGTCCATATTCTCAATTCCAACCTCATCAATGTAATCTTCAGCTCTGGATAATGCGGTCGCATTAGTGTCATCATAATCTCCAACCGCATATCTCTCATGACTCTCATTATCTTGGTGTAATACAGAAAATTCTAATAATTTATAATGTTTACCAATATAATTTAGATTATAAACATCAATTCTTTTTTCAATCTCTTCAATTTCTTCCGTTAAAGTTTCAACTTCAGAAACCAATTCATCATTTTCATCATATCCCTCAATACTTTCAATCTCCTCAATTCTATTTCTATATTGTTCTAATTTTTCATCATCACCAGGTTCTTTAGGTTCAAATTGTTCATACCGCACCAAATACTTAAATAAAGCATTTGCACATAACCCAACCATATCCAATTCAGAATTTTCATCCCATTCACCATCTTCTCTCTTTGATTGTTGTTCAGCAACTTTTGCCAAAAATTCTCGTCTTTCTCTCATCTTTCTCATTGGAGTGTCCCAATCTGCAATCCACCCACGACTTCTAATATCAACATTATCTAAGGAAGAAATTTTGGTTCTTGATATATCTAACCCTCCATTAATAACAATCGGACCCAAATCTTTCACAGGTAGTCCTGATAAATCTAATTGTTTATTAATAATTATTTTTTTTCCTCTAAATTTAGGTATGTTATACAATAATCTACCATCGTAAGATACCATCTTTAAGTATCTTTTATACTCATCAGGAGTCAATTCAATATATTCAACATTGTCTTCTTCGTTAATTAAACTCAGACTTTGGTGTTCTGTTATGATAATTGTCTTGTTCATATTTAATAAATACTTCAAAGAACAAAGATATTATTTATTTACAAAAAAGAAAAAAATTTAGATATTTATACGTATAAACTTAAAAAAAATTACTATTATGGGATGCGGTTGCAAAAACAAACAAGTACCACAGGCGGAAGCACCACAAGCGGCACCTGTTCAAGAAAAAAATAACCCTAATTCTGCAAATGCAGTTCAAGAAGCTATTAAAAGCACTTTGAACAAGTATTACACTGTTTCAAAAAAATAATCTTAGTTGGGGTAAGGATTTTTTAAAGGGGGAGTTTTTCCCCTTTTTTAGTATTTATATTTATGAAACATAAAGTAGGAAATAATATTATTATTAATGAGATTACAAACCAAAGAGAACAATCTAATAATTTTTGGTGTAACACTTGGTATAAAGATATTTTAAATACTAAATCAAAAGTAGTAATGGAATCTGATGGTGACTTTTATATTTCCCACCCAAAATTAGATTTGGTTCCTTTATATGAATCATGTGTCAAATACAAAACTATACCCAAATCCGTCAAAAAAATTAATGAGTCAGACAGTAGTATGACAGTAAAAGAAAAATGGATTTCAACTATTGAGAGTATTAATGATGGTGATGAAAAAATAATTTCAAAAATTATACTCCACTTCAAAAATTTAGGTAACTTCATATCTACAATGTCTAAAATGGGTTTATTAGAATACTTTGACCCATTTTCAAATAATCTTGATGAATATCAAAATGAAATTTTTTACGCATTTTATGAACAAGATAATTCATTTATATGGAAAATTATTGATAACTACTTATCTGATGTAACAAAAATAGATAATGATTATTATTTAGATGTTACAGATTTTGAGGATTTATCAGAGTTATTTAACTACCATAGGGGAGAAATTAGTCAGGGAGCAATTGCCGAAATTTTGTCAGGAGAATATGAAATGAACTACTGGAGCAATGTGACCGATGATGAATTTAGGGATGTCTATCAGGAATTAACACCTGAAAAAAAAGAATTAGTAAATAATAGAATTCGTGAAGAAATAAAAGATGAAACATTTGAGGTTACTCACCATACTCCATCATTATTTGATGAAATTGCTGAAAAACAAGGAACTGAAAGTGAGATAATAATAACGGATGAAGTAATAACTGATTTATTAGAAGATGAAGAAAGTATTGAGTATATAATAAGTAACAAAGTAGACGATATTAAAAGTGATTTGTATATGATTTACGAAGGTTGTTATAGGGATACTTTAGTTGATGAATGGTATAATGATTTATGGAATGAACTTGTTGGGTATGCAATTGACGATAAAACTCCAACTTGGGGAACTTATCAAAGAGAAACTTGGGATAAGGAAGGTAAAAGGGTTACAAAAACCTATGATGTTCGTAAATATAAAGTTACTAATTGTCTTCGTGACGTAGCTGTTGAGTTTTTAACCGTAAATAAAGAAAAAACATACTCCGACAATACATTTACTTGGTGGGGAAATTATATGGGTATTCTTAAAGCATTGATTAATGATGGTGATAGAAGTCATGTAAGTACTCCTCGTTTGGATGACTGGCCCGATTCTAGCAAAGTGTCAAAGTGTGTTAATGAAAATATTGGTGACTATTTCTAATTAACTATTTAACCATAATTTTATATTTCATATTTTTTAATATGAAATTATTCCACTTGAATTCAAGATACGGTATCGTTAATCTGATTTCCGATTTAATACTCACAGAACTTAATAAAACAAAAAATTATAATACAGTAGTTCAAGTAACTGACTGTGGTAATTTTTATGTTATCAATGGTAAAACTGAATCAAAAGATATTCTTGATTTAGATGTAATTAGACAAACACTAATTAATAACTTTAAGGATATATCAGATTGGTCAAAAAACATTAATTTCATTGACCTAATTGAATACGATGTTGAATTAAATAAACCGTCCCATCTGTATATTGATAAGTTATATTATTCTGAAAGACCTTCATATTCACAAGAACAAATTAACCACTACAGGAACAATACTGACTTCTTATACTGTGAACAAAACTTTGATTTATATGTATCAAAGAAAGATTCAATAGATAATACTTTATCAATCAGTTCTTCATTCCCATACGGATATTCTTATTCTATGGGTAGAAATTTACTATGTTATAGTGAGTACATTATGTATAACATTGGTGGGATTAAAAACTTAGATGTGGTTGGTATTGAGTATGATTTAACAGGTCTTGAAATTGACTTCATATTTTCAGGGAATAGTTACGTTAAATCCGAAATATTCAAATCAATGATTAAGGATTACTTTGATTTTGATTTCTCAAGATTTGAATATAACAGCTACATAAAAGAAATAATGGACCCATTGGGTCCAAAATCTTGGTTGGTTAGAGATGTAAAATCGGAAATTGTAATGTTTTAACTTCCGTAAGGGTTCATAAACGAGCCAGGTGATGTATTTGAACCACTAGAATAAGGATTCATAAATGAACCTGAATTATTTGATTTTTTTATCTCTACTTTTTTTGGTTCTTCAATTTTATTATTATCTATAGATTTTTTAATAGTATCTTCAATATTCTTGGTAATCTCTTTAGATTTTGAACCTCCGTCACAAAAAGATTTCATTTCAGGATTAGAATATTCAGGATTTTTGTTAATTAAATAACATAACATATTCTTAGCAACCTCAGGTCTATCGTTTATGTATTCATCAAATTTTTTATTAACCATTTGTTTTGCAGTTCCAGATAATGCATTATTTTTTCTTAAATAAAGAACCGCTTGGTCAATTTGTGAAATGTCATCAGATGTTAATCCAGGTGCCGATTTCATTTTTTCTAAACCATCAGCAATTTCGCCATAACTCTTAGACATAAAATCATTTTTAAATTTCATCATTGATTGCTGGTCTTCAGAAATACCCTCAATTAATAAATTATAATTAGATAAAATGTTTTGTTTTTCAGATTCTGATAAAATAATTCTTTTCATACAAATAAATATTATACCCTTTTAGAATATCCTACAATTTGGTAAAAATCTTTCTTACCCTCACAGTATTCTTTAACCAATACCAATAGGTTTCTGAACATAAACGCATCTGGTGTTTGTTTTTCACATTTGGAGAATAACTCAATAAATGTGGTTAAAACCTGTAATGGATAATATCCTCTATCCTCTAACATAATATGGTCAAACCACATTTTTGTGGGACACTGTAACTTATATGAGTTTCTTTCCTCTTCGGTTTTGAAGGGTTCGCATTCATCATAAAGTTTAATCATATCTTCAACATATAATTTTACTCTACCTTTATCGTATTGAGCTTTGGTAATCAAATCAACAATCCAATGAGTATGTGACGGAGTTCGTAACCGTTTACCTTCTTCCTTATGTTTCACAATAAAATCTAAATCGGGACGAGCACCTCTACCTCCCTGATAGATAGCAATTGTATTTTTTTTATCAACTTGCCAGTATGTCAAAGGGGTGTAAACCACCCCTTTCTTTTTAAATGTCAATTCTTTCATTTTGCTAATTTACAGCAAATTTTTGACTTTTTCAATACCCTCTTCAATTGTTTTATAATCCCTATCAGGAGCCATTGGTGTAATCCTTTGTTCGGGATTATCCTCATCAATAACCATTAATGCCGGGACAAATTCATTACCTTCAACTAATTCCATAAACATTTTATACTCTTCTTCATGTTCTTCAATGTCCATGTTTATGAAAGGAATGTTTTCCTCATTTAATTTGTCCTTCATAATCTGACAGAATGGACAACTCTTCATTGAAAAAACAACTAACTCTTTCATAGTGTAGAATAAAAATCAAGGATTTGTTTATCGCTAATAAGTCCTACTTTTCTTCCAACTTCTTTACCTTCTTTGAATGCAATTAATACTGGTACCCCTCTGATATTGAAACTTTTAGCATACTCCACATCAGAATCAATGTCAAATCTAAAGGTCTGAATAGATGGGTATTGTTCGTTTAATTCTTTGTCAACTCCGTTGAATACTTCGGTTAACATTCTACATGGTCCGCACCAATCAGCTTCAAATTTAACTACGAAAGTTCCATTACTTTCTAAATTTCTAACCACTTCTTCTTTGATTACTTTTTTCATTTTTGTTTAAATATAGAATTTATGAAAATCTTGAGCTCTTCAAGTTTTGACTCAGGATAATATATTTTAAGACTTGAGTATACCTCATTTTCATTTCGTGTAAAATATAAATAGTATGTTTTCACTTGAAAAACCATATCATAGTAATAAACTTGACCATCTTGATATTTTGTATTAGCAATAAAAATAGGATACTTTTCCTTCAATTTTTGGATTATTTCAGGACTCACTAAATCAACATAAGTCATTTCAGATAAAATACTTGTGTCTATTTTATCTAAAAGAGTAAATTGTTTGTTGTCTTGTCGTTCCATTTAAAAATACCTTTTTCTTCCACTAATGATAACTCTTCGTTACCATAAAATCTTTCTTTTATTAATTTTGGAGTTTCAAAATCATCCATCAAACTATTCAAATATGAATCAAACATTTGACAAACGTTTTCTAACTCATCAGGTAGTGATTGGTTAAATCTTATTCTACTCTGAACTCTATTTAATCTTAATCTATTATTTCTTTTTGTCAACTTATATTCCAAACTAGCTCTATCATCTGAATCAGGTTCTCCGATTCTAAATGAAATAATCATACTTGGACTTTCAACATAAGTTCTCACACAATTTGATTGAACAACTGATTCTAGTATGTAATCCTTATTTTCTTCAAGTAACACTGGGTAATATTGTTGTCCGTTATATTCAAAAACCTCATTAACACTCTCTTTGAATTTTTCACCGTATTTCCTGTTAACAGATAGAACATTTTTCAACTTGGAGTACTCTGTTGAGTAGTCAACGTGTTCTTCTCTGAATGATTTAAGGTCATATGATTTCCACTCAACATCCGTTTCCATTTCTTCTTTCAAAAATTTATAAAATCTTAAATGGTCTAACAAAGTTGCAATATCAACAGATGAGTTTTCAATATGTTCTATTAAAACTATTTTAAAAAAATTGTTATATTCTTTTTTAGAACAATTATTTATAAAGTATTTAAGTCCGTAAGAATCTAATGTAAGACCATAATAAGACATTTCTAATAACTTTTTTAATTGGTTATCAGTAATTTTTTTAAGAATATCTTCACCGAAAGTTTCACTAAATGCTTTTATTGCATGGGTGTGTATTTGAGAATCAATACTATGTAATACACGTTTTATTTTTTTACCAGTTAGACCATATTTTAACATAATTCCGTCGACTAGATTTCTACCTGATTTTTTAAGTAATCGCGAATCAACTCTGTTAAGAGACATATAATGTTCAAAATTATCAGGATACTTGATATTACGTTTAGTTAGATAATATTTGAAAAACTTCTCCCCCTCACCCAAATAACAATTTTCGTTGAAGAACTCTGGGTCAATCTCAGAAATAAACTTATTCCACGATAATGTTTTTGCCGATATAGCACTAACGATTATTTCATCAGAACATATTGGGTCAACTTGGGCATAGTAATTAGCTTTAAGATTTTCACAAGTAGTGTGTAATGCAGCGTAAAACCTTTTGGCCGCCTCAAACCTGTTTCTCTTTATGGTTGACGACCTTTTGTGTCTTACTTTGGTAGTTGTCCCGTAGAATAAGTCATTTGTTTTTTTATTGTATGTAAGATAAATACAATTAGGTGATTTCTTAAAGTATTTCTTACCAAATCCTCTTCGTTTAGTAAAGTCAAATAATTTAATTGATACCTTATCGTCATATTTTTCAACCACAATAGTTACCCTACGAATGTAACTTTCACAACTAGTGTTACCATAGTTTTTGATTAGGGTTTCTTCGGTTCTATCTGATTTACCTAATGTATAATATTCTCCATCTTTTTCGTAACGAACCATATATGATTTCGCACCAAAAATATCATTCTCATCAGGTAAATCTTTATCATCAACTTTATCAAAAAATTGAGTAAAGTATTGAGGTAAAACAACTTTAAAAATAACTTCCGTTGTTTTTTCTGACTGAGATGTAGTTTCCTTTGTAATATCCGAATGTTTCATCATCAAATTCTTTATGTGGTACAAATATACTTAAATCAATTGGTATTTCCTGAAAAAAAGATTCATTTGGGAATCTAACTTTCACTTTCGTCATCTCTGACACATTGTTCTGCAAGTTTTTTTCCATATTCAGAGTTTCTTGTAAAAGGGTTATCGTAACATAAATCTTCGTTGTCCTTATACACAGCCCACCACCATTTCTGCGGACCCATCTGTTCTACACGAAGAATGTAATTCTTGTATAGACCAATGTAGTTATCATTGTCTTGTAATTTCCACTCTACCATTCTTATTAGTTATATCATCATTATCGTTTATGTAAAACGCAATATCACCAACCTTTGGTTTCTTATTGGTGTAGAACATCACACCATTCTCAGTAACTACTTGCCATTTAGGAGTATCTTTTTCATACGATTTTTCAACACTCACAACTTTAATTGGCCAAAGGTTATCCCCTTTTTGTTCAACAATTGTTGTGTCATTAACAACTGGTTCATCAACGTTCTTTTGAATCTTCAATTCATTCTTTGGAGGAGTTGGTCTCTCATACAGATTAAAGGAGATATAAGTTAAAAGGATTCCAAATACAATTAATGCCGTTATAAAGAATCCAAACATAAATTTATTGAGGTCAAAGTTTTTCATACCACAAATGTAAAACAAAAAACCCGATTTATCAAACCGGGTTTCTTTTTTTTTAGATATTTTCTTCATCTGAAGGTGGAGTTTCATATCCATCATCGGCCAAAGGTTCCTCATATGGAAGTGGTTCTTCATAAACCATTGGTTCAGGTTCAGAAACAACTTCTTCTTTTTTAACAATAATAATTGGTTCTTGTGGAGGTCTTGGAGCTGTTGGGAATTCACTTACGTTGGATAAACTACTTCCGTCTTCCTCGTCAACCTTTTGGATTAACATTTTATCTCTATCTTCAGAGTTAAACCAATAATCCACAACTTTATTAAGGTTACCAACAAAAGCACCCAAAAGGATTAATAACATCTCCTTCCAGTTTTCAGCAATTTCAATGTTGAACATTACTGCCATATTGATACCAAAAATTATGAAGAAGAACAAGAACAATACAATCCCTGTAATCTTCCATCTATTAGCTTGCATTTGTTGCAACATATAATAGAAACGATTTTTATCTTCCACCTTCACATAAGGTGTTTCTCCAAATAACATTTTTTTTAATCTACTCATTTTTTTTATTTTTTAGGTTTATTTATCATCTTTGTTAGGACTTGTCCCATATTTTACACCAAGTATTGTTCCGACAATACTGAAACTATTTGTTAATAGAATACCAAACATATTACTCCAAGTGGAGCCGATAATGTCCGTATCCATTCCTATTGACATAGAATAAACATAAATTCCAGTAGTTATCCCTCCAACACCAATGATGACATATAAGGCAACCTTAACAATATTATTTATCAACTCAAATTGAGTTTTCTTTTGAATTAAATCCAAGTTGTTCTCGGCTTCGTTCTTTGCGTTTTCAGCAATAACTCTCGCTTGTTCCGATTGCTTCATTGCTTCAACAAGTTCGGCGCCTATTTTTTCGTTTTCTTTTTTCCACTCAATTAACTCATGATTTTGAGCTTCAATTTGACTTTTTTGTTCTTCAATACTTGTTAAAGTATTTTGAAGTTCTTCCATCATTCTTTGATTCTCATCATTCAATTTGGTAAGTTCAGCATTTTGAACTTGGACTTTCTTAGTCATTTCAAGTCGTTTGCGTCTTGTTGCTCCGTCCTTATCAACACATTGTTTTAAATACTCAGAAAACTCCTCATCACCTTCAGGGTCAATGAGCTTAATGATATTACCTTCCAAACCAATGTTTTTAGTTTGGAAGATTTCAATCAATTCTTTCTTTGTATTCTTATCAATTACCATTACTTATATACTTTAAACGATTGTGTTCTGTTTTTAAATCCGTCATAATCTTTTTTGAACTCTTCCAATCTTGGTTCAATCTCATCTGACTTAATAATCCAAAATTGAGCACCTGCTTGAACTGCCTTTGCCTGTTCTTCAGGTTCGTTACTTGAGGATATGATACCAATAACAACGTGATTACCATACTCAAAGTTAATCTTTCTAATAAGTTCAATACCATCAAAAGATGACCCGATGATATTTAAATCCACAAACACACATTCAGGTCTTCCGTTTGGATTTTTCTGCCATTCCGCAAATAGTTTAGCTGCCTCATCCGCAGAGTTCAGTGATTTTAAAGATAGAGTGATGTCCAACAACGAACAACTATCTTCAAATACCAGGTGAAACAAATCTTCATCATCCACCAACAAAATTGAATCAATCATTTTTTTCTTTTTTTATTTTTATTTTCATTTTAGTTCCTGTCTCAATTTTTTCACAGGAGAGTTTATAACCATGTTCTTCTAATATTGCAACACAAATGTTTAACCCCAACCCTTTCTCATCTTCACTAAACTCTTTCTTTGTCGCATATTTTTTAAGATGTTTCTCAAATTGTTTCTGAGAAAAACCTTTACCATTATCCTCTACGATTATATAATCCTCGTCCAAATAAATTTTAACTTTCTTATCCTGACTATCATTATATGTTAGTCCGTTTTTAATTAAGTTCTCAACCGCATTACAAAATAAAATCTCATTAACTTCTAATTGACCTAAATCAGATATCTCAACCTGAGAACTATATGAATTGGGTGAAATGTATTTCCATACCAAGTCCTTAACATCAACCATAGTTTTATTTAATACTACATTTTGTTTAACAAGATTGGTAAATTCGTATACACTTTTATATACTCGTTGGGTGTGGTTAAGACCTTCTTTAACCATCTTCAAAGCTCCTTCAATTTTTAACTTTTGAATGTCCTCAGTGGTCAATCTTTTCTCTAATGAACTAATACCTCTTGGCATATATGTGTTAATACCTGAGTGCATATCATGTCGGATAATTCTCGCAGCGTGTTCCAAGTAACTATTCTTCTTATTAATTTCATCAAGTTGATTTTGAATCTCAACATCCTGAACTTGTATCTTCTTTCTTTGTAATACTACCGCAACAATTAATCCAAGTAAGGCGATTCCACCGAGAGCAAAATAAAGATACTTTTTAAGTTTATCTTGTTCTATCTTTAACTCATCGTTTTGACCAATTAAATTTCCGTTTTCATCTTTTAATTCACCTTCAGTTAAAGTTAAATTGATAATACTCTTTTCTTTTTCTAATACCGTTAAAGTACTTTGTTTTGATTTGATAACTTCCTGGTTAGCATTTCTTGCTTTTAACAACGCATCCAATTCGGCCTTTAATTGAACTATTTTATTATCAATCAAAACCAAAACATTTTTTAAATCCTCTTTGGACACTTGTTTGTATGATTGTGGTAAATCTGACATGAATTTCACGTCTTCTTCTAATTGTTTCACATCCTCAGGTGAAAGTTCTTCTTTTGGTTGTTCAAATACTTTTTCGGGTGGTGCCCAATTAGGTATTATTCTATCAATCACATCAGTAATGATATTAGATTTTAATACACTATCCTTTTGAATTACTTCTAGATTTTTTTCTGGACTAACCCAATTAGGTTTAATTGAGAAGTCTGTGGTATCTTGTGAGTAAGATTGAAGACTAACTAAAAATAGTGTAGATATTAAATAATTTCTCATTTCTCTTCCTCCTCTTTCTTTTCAAGAACCATTTTACTTTTCCATTCTTTCTTATCTTTCATCTTATCATCATTAAGTCTTTTTACTTTCATCTCATTTCTAAATCTCCAAAACGCTTCCTCACTAAGTCCATACTTTGAAATAAATGCTTTGTATTTAAGATATTCTTTGTCTGTCATTCTTGCCATTACTATACCAAAATCATTAGTTGTCATATAATAATGTGATAAGTCCATTACATAAACCGTACTATCATCAGGATACATGGTGTAGATGATTGAAGGTCCTAGAGCCCATGTCCATATGCTATCGTAAATGTCTTCATTACAAGTCCATCTTTGTAATAAAAGATTAGATAAACTATCAATATACGCATTTTGGTTATTCAATACGGTATTTAACTTTTGAATTTCCGATTCATATTCTTTAGTTTTTTTATTGCTATCTTTAATAGATTTTGATGTTTTATCTAACATTTCATTAATCTTTTCAGATTGCTCAATGGTTAAGATAATAACTGAATCACCCTTAAAGATTGTCTTTATTGGGTATTGTGTATATCCAACAAAAGACATTAACATAAAACAGATTAATAATAACTTTTTCATTTGTATTTAATTTTCATTTTAGTTCCAGTTTCATTTTTCTCACAGGTAATTTCAAACCCGTGTTCTTTAAGAATTGCAACACAAATGTTCAATCCTAATCCACTTCCACTTTCTTTCTGTCCCTCTTTTCTTACATATGGTTTAGATAGGTGTTCAAAATCTTCCTGAGTGATACCTCTACCATTATCCTGAATGTAAATTGAGTTTTCATCAGAATATATTTTAACAAACTTGGTGTCTGAGTCATTATACTTTAATCCATTACGGATAAGGTTATCAACCGCAGTACAAAATAATGGTTCGTTTACTTCCACAGATGGTAAATTATCATCTAATATTACCTGACTGACGTAGGCCGTCGAAGACAAATAGTCCTTGAGAATGTCCTTGATGTTACATTGTTCTTTATTAAGAACCACATCCTTTTTCACTAGATTGGTAAACTCATAAACTCCTCTATAAACTTTCTGAGAATGTTTGAGTCCCTCTTTAATCATTTTAAGTGGGGCTTCAATTTTAAGATTGGTAATGTCTTCGTTAGTTATTCTTCTCTCCAACGAACTAAGACCTCTTGGCATATAAGTGTTAATACCAGAGTGCATATCGTGTCTTAATATCTTGGCAGCGTGTTCTAAATAGGTGTTCTTCCTATCTAGTTCAACAGATTGTTCCATAATTTTGGTAACATCTTGTCTAATTGATGAGAACCCTTCTAACTTCCCGTCCTCATCAAAACGAGCTCTAATGTATGTATCAACCCAGTAATGACTACCATCTTTTGCTTTATTACAAACAATATCATTCCATATCTCACCCTTCAATACCGTCTTATACATATTTCTCCAATACCCATCGGGTTGTAATCCCGAATTAACTATTGAGTGGTCTTTACCTTTAACCTCATCTAATTTATAACCTGATATCTTTTCAAACTTTTCATTAACATAGGTAATTCTACCTTTCTCATCAGTCATAGAAACAATTGTCGCTCTGTCAATAAACTTATCAGTTTCAGACATTTCTTTTTTTGTTTCACCAAAAACTAAATTTGATATGGTTTTGAAAAGTAAAGAGATTTTGGTGTTTATTTTCATATTTGATAAATACTTGAAATAAACAAAAAACCCCTCAAAAGTGAGGGGTTTAACTTAATATAAATCTTCAGAGAATAATCCTATTAATGGGTTATATAGTTTATCGTATTCCACCTGACCAGCATCAATTGCAATCCTCATCGCTTCAAACCTGTCGTAGAATTTATTAAGGTTTGATAAGAAACCTTGCTCATATTCACCAACCGAATCAGGACCATTAACCACACTTCGTAATTGTCCAAGTGTTTTCATTATGTCAATACAATGTCCGTGACGATGACCACAAACAACAACACCTTTATCAATATTCTTTGGTAGAAATGTCTGTGTTGGTAAATCTTTATACCATATCGCAGAACAGGTAATGTATTCCTTTTTCATTATAACTGAACTTCAAATCTGTTTTTCATTACTTCTAACTTATCTGCAGGAACTCCGTGAACATTCTCACCTCCGTGTCTGTTTTCAACAATGATTGAAAATACGGTATAACCATAAGTTTTTGCCATATCATAATACGCTTTCATTTCCCATTCTTGTGTGAAAGTGTTTGATACCGCAATCTTCTCGTGTTGGTTAAACATATGGTCCTCAACCATTTCCTGACACCAAGCGTGAGCATCTTTAATCTTAGTGAAGTCAAAGTTATAGACCCCTTGTGAGTTTACAAAAAACATATCCGCTTCAAATACAGGACAATCTAATGATTGTGCAAATGTACTTTTACCACTTCCTGGTAATCCTCTAACTAAATAAAGTGTTTTCATATTGCAAATATATAAATTAATAGTGTAAATACAAATAAAGATTATCATCATCTTTATATTTCGTACAAGAAAATACAGGATGGTATTGGTCTTTTAAATCATCGGTCAATTCCTGAATGTATTGTGAAGGGTCTTCCATATCATACTTTGGGTGTTCTCCGTTCTTTCTCCTACGGATTTCCTCTTCCATTCTAATGTTGTGGGTTTTAACCATATCATAATGGTCACCTTCTTTCAACACCACGCCCCATCCGTGTTGTTCATAATAAACATCTTCAACTCTTTGGGAAAGGACAAGAGCATCGTCGGGTAATTCAGGATGTTCCTGTAAAAACTTCCTAAGTTTACCAATGGTAAGGTAATATTCATAATTACCCTTTAAGTCCTTAATCTCATTTATTTTCTTATGAGTATCCATAGTCCAAAGTCAAAACATAAAAAATTAATTCCAATGTTATATCTAGTTCCGTAACTTTTGGTTAGGAATATTGTTGGTATAAGAACAACTTGTTTAAAGTCCTCGTCCCAGGTTGTTTCAAAGAATGGTATTATTTTCATTTTATTCCTAATTTTTCTCTATAATGTTTAGCTTTTTCTCTTAATGGTTGATATACGTCATCGTTAGATGCTTTATGCCCTTGAAGGACGGCTCTAGTACATATCGTTTCAATCCTAATGATTTCACTTACCATTTCTTGTTCAGTCATAACTTATTTATCAGAGTTTAACAATCTTTCAAGGTGGTGGTCATTTGGCATATCTGACAACTGCTCACGATTTTTCATTAACGGGACAATTTCCCTCAACAAATTATAAGGACGAAATTCAGGATGTCCATCAAAACCAACATCCATTTTTTTTCCATTACCGAACTTTCTTTCATTTGGTAAGTGAACGTGTCCGTGTAAGTGAGGAATACCTTTATTCATCCCATCCCAACTTTGGATTGGGTAGTGCATACATACGAACTCTTGTCGTTTGGTTTGACCTTTTTTGATTGGTTCCATCACAACAATTCGTAGATACTCAGATACGGAACTAAACAATGACCGACTATTCTCCTTGTTTCTCTCAATATGCTGGTCGTGATTACCTAAAACCAAGTGAACATTCTTACACACAATTCTATCACGGAATTGTTTGATAAACTCAAATCCACCAAATGACCAGTCACCAAGACAAATCAACACATCATCCTGTCCAACATTCCAATTTATTCCATCAAGGATTGATTGGTTCATTCTTTCAAGTGTATCAAAGTCACGAGTTTGTTCAACAGGAACCTCGTTATCAAGTGTCCTCCAGTTAGTAGTTCCACGACAAATGTTCTTGTGATTATAATGCGGGTCAGAACATATCCAAATGTTTGGGAATATTCCGTTACTATCTTTTTCAATTTTTAATATCATAGTGCAAAGATACAACAAAATTATTCTTCAACCAAATCTTCTTCAGGATTAAATTGTTCAAAATATGTATTTTCATCCATAGAATCCCATCCGTCATCACCTTCCATAGATGTAAAAGCAAGTGTAACAATACAACTTCTGAGTCCTTCTAACTCTCGTTGGATGTCATAAACTTCTAAGTCATTGATATCCTCACCATCAATTCTTTTGTTTAACTTATAAACCAAAGAGTTGTAATTTCTCAATAACTGATTTCTCAGTCCGTTCATACTTACTTTCATATCTTACTTATTAATCTTATAAATTTCAAAATAAATTGTATCACCAACCTGATAGTGATGCAATGTTTTGAAAGTGTTGGTATCGTCAATTGTTACATCATAATACAGATTCATTTCATCCTGAACACTACGAGGAATATGCCTTTTAACATTTGTTACCAAATGTTTTTCCCTGGTGACGTGTGTTACCTTTGTCCGACTATTTTCTTTTAAGAATAAACCGACAAAAACAAACAAAAACAATATTAACATAAACACAACTATAGGTGTTCCAAAATTCACATCTTTTTTCATAATTTTTTATATTCAGGTTTTAAATAATTCCATATTACTTTATCAACATTTTTACCATCCCACATCAAAAAACATAATGCTTTTATCTTTGGGTGAGTTCCACATTCTTGCAAATGTAAGGCAAATTCTTTCTTGGTTGGCTCAGGGTCTCTATCATTATACTTACCATATCTGAAATACTGATGTATCTTCCCAGCATAGTCCCAATAACGATAGTGATTATATCTTAAATCAGAAACATACATCTTTATCTTTTGATAAAATTCATCAGGAACATCTTTCAATAATTCCAATACATCCTTACCCTCACTCAACATTTCCCATATCGCAGTGGTAGATACATTGGTCATTATCTTATGAAGACGAAGATACTCCTCACCCTTTATCTTCATTCTGTCTCCATTAGAGAAACGAACAACAAATCCTTCTTCGTCATTACCTATCATACCTTTCAATTCGGTATAATCCAGTATTCCATCATATTTTTTGACGACTTTGAAACCAAGATTAGATATTAAGTTCTTCAATCTAACATCATTTCCTTCACCATACAAATCAACTTCGTATCCGGTTTTGGTCTCTATCATTCCAAGTAATACCAAATCTTCAAATGGATATTTTACCACTATACGGTTCTCATTATATATTATCTCAAATAAGTAAGTGTAACCTTTGTGAAGTTTCTCGTAGTCATAGTTCTTCAACATTTCAAATCCCCTAACCGCTTGGTCAGAAGTGAAAGACCCACGAGTCGCCATTATCCATTCACCTTCGTAATTGAATAATATACCCAAAGACCCATCCATCTTATCATAAACATCAAAGTCAGGAGTTGCGGTATGTTTCCCTTCTTCCATATTGAAGAACTTACGAAATGGTCGGGCAACGACTGACCCATTTGCATCAGTAACTAATCCACGAGTTTGTAGGGTTACATCATCAAAAAGTCCGTCATACTGAACTTTTTCAGAATAATTCCATATAGTCAAAGGAAGAGTCGGATGTATTTGTTTATACACCAACCCTTCCTCAAAATATTTGTTCAATACTTCATTCATTTGACAAAGATAATAAATTTAACTCAAACTTTCAGGTAAAAATAACAAAGTTGGGTTTTTCTTTTGGACATCAACATCAGGAAATACTTTCATAAATTCCACGATGTCAAATCTATCAGTAATTAGATGATATCCGTTTTTGGTTGGGATTTCAGAAATTATTTTATCCTTTCCAAAAGGTTGGCAACTATCAATCTTTAACTTAATATTTAAAATTTCTTTATTGTCTTTAGTATCAATATCAACAATCCACCTTTTTTCGTGAGTCTTAATTTGTCCAACAACCGAATCAAACAATCCTTTCTGAATGTGTTGTCCGTTTTTAATTCTTTCAGCTAAGGACATCATCATTTCTAATGAAACATCCTTATGGTTTTGTTTTTGAACATGGATATACGCCCGAGCTTTAAACATCTCACAAAGTTGTTTAATCTCATCATATCGTTTTTCCAAATACTCAATACTATCAACACAATAAGTTTTGATAGTTCTTACTGACTGATGATTATCTCTCTCACCTTCAGGTTGGTCTTTCTTCCTTTTGAGGACATAGAGCATATAAAAGTCCCCATCGTTTTCAAAATTCAACAATTGTTTTATTTGTTCTAAATTGTCAATCATATTATAATACCTTAAATGCGTGATTAATAACTCTTTTTTTCATTTTAGCGTCCTCTTGGTTACCAACAACATTACCGTCAATAATGGAGAAAGCGTGACCACGAACAACTACAAGATACTTCCCAACAGAATATTTCTTAATGAATGTACCAGTTGTCATTTTACGTTTAACGGTTTGACCTTTTACAATAACATCATAACCCATATGTCCTCGTTGGTCACCCATACTTTCAAATGACTTTAAATTAATATCCTGTCCATCATCTTCCATACGTCGCATCCCACCAACAAAGAATCTTGTTCCTTTTCGGTTTTCACGACCAAACTTTTCTTTAACAAATTCGTGAGCTCTGTCATAATGCATTTGAAATGCTGATGATATAGCTCTAACAACACAATCATTACTTTCCCCTTTCGCAATTAATGAATCACCGTATCCAATAATCGCTTCCTTTGTTGGTATGTATTTTAGTTCGTTATCCATACCACAAAGATAAGGCAAAATTTTAGAACGGCATCAGCCATGGATTAAAAGGTGTGGGTTTTTTCTTAATATCCGATAAAATTTCATCAATCATTTCAACTTGACCTCTAAAATAGTCCTTTTGGCTAGTTTTACTCATTAATCCTTCTGCGGTTTTTTTCTTCTGTTGAAGAAAATCCTCCAACATTCTCATACTGTGTCCACTCATATTATTTAGTTTTGATTAGTCCCACCAAGCTCTTAGGTCACTTCCATCGTATTTTTCATCCCAACCTTCCTCAGAGTTTCTTAATTCATCGTAGTCAGGTCCTTTGATAATTGCACATAGTTCCTCCCAATATTCTTTTTGAATCTGATGAGACCGTTTAAGAATTTTTGAATTATTCTCTTTGTCCGTTGGGTTTTCATTTTGTTTTAATTGGTATAAATCTTCACTACCTGAAATTTCTTCAAACTCAAATGGGTAATAAACATACTCAAATCCCAACTCTTTTTCCGCCTCCTCAATGAAAGTGTCATTGACACAAACATCAATCAAATAAGATAATCGTCTCATCTTCGCAACTTTCTTCAAACGACTTTCATCAACCTCGTGCCCATATTTTTCAATTCTCCAAGCCATATCATCAACAGCAGTTTTAACCCAAGGCAAAACCGAACTGTCACCATTATACCAGGTGTGATTCCATAAGTTTTTACGGAATAACCACAGGTTACGGAAAAATCTTGGGATGTCATATCTGAACAAGTCCCAAGTTTTCCAATACCATCTTTCCCGATTAATCATTCTTTTGAAACTTTCAAAAAAAGTATCCTTGAATTTTATGTTCATCTTATTAATTCTTCAGGGTCTAAATTATGTTCTTGCATTAACTCATTGTATCTTTCAAATACCGCATCCACACCTCTGTAAAAGTCATCCTTTTCATCATAACCCGATGTAACTCTTTTACGCATATTCAATGACATTTCCCACAAAACCAACGCCATATCTGTTGATTTGACACAACGTAAGTGTGCCATTCTATCATCAACATCATCCAAATCAAATTCTAACTTTGCTTTCATAATTTTAATTTTTTAGTGAAGGGGTGGCATCAATAAGATGATGCCAACTCCCACAATTCACGGTTAAACTTGGTGTTACCTACCACATCTGTCAACTGACGAGTGCGGACATTTCTACCTGAGTCGGTTTTGTAAATCAAACCTCCACGAACCAATTTCTCTTGAACCACGTTAAATACTCTCCACATATCATCACCCATGTCATCTTGACGTTTTGGGATAATCATATCGTTCAAAGAAATGTTTTTAACATTCTTGTTGTTTTCCCAACGTAACTCAATCGCTTCTTTTGCGAAATCACGCTTCTCATCAAAAGTCAAGATACGCTCTTGCATTGTCTTCATTGAACCTTGAATGAGTGGTAAAGTTTCAGAGATTTGATTACTGATTTCTTTAACGTCTTGGAACTCAATGTTCTTGTGTAAAACTTGAATTGATTCAAATACACCTTGTGGGATTACCAAACCGTTAGAACAAACCAAACGATACAAACCTGAACTAATATTCAACTTAGCAGTTCCGTCGTGTGAGTTCGTAATGATTGCTTCAATCAAAGAGTCTCCAACTTGTGGGAGGTCACCGTTACGAAGACGAATCATATGTCTTCCATATGAACCACTACCTCTTTGTTGTGCTGAAAACACATTCCACCCTTCTTTTTGGAAGTTCTCAATTACTTCAACTGTTGGAACGAATGAATACTTGTCTGAAACCTTGTCAGAAGGTTTTGTTGCGAATGCTGCTGGACAGATTGTCTTTAAGTTGTCAAAAGAAATTGGTGTGTTCATATTGTTTATTTTAGATTATTTACTTGTTTTGTGAGTACAAAGATAAGCAAAAAATCAATTCATACAAACTTTTCCTAATTTTGTTTCAAAAAAAGTTTTGTCAACAGGTTTCTCCCTATTAATATCTAACACTTCCAATACAACACCCATTAACTGTTGGTTAGTTAAAGTAATATCATCACCATTCTCGTAATTGGTATATGCAAGGTCTTTAAGTTTTTCATAAAAAATATCCCTATCGGATTTTCCGATAAGGGATATTAAATCGTTAGGATTATTTTCAAAGAAACTATGCAACTGACTAAAGTAAATTTCAACATCTATGTTTTTCATTCTTGCCATTTTTTTACAAAAATAAAAAAGTTTAGTCAATTAACCAAATAATTATTAATCTTCGTTTCTAATATAGAATCCTTCGTTTGAAAAGTCACCACTCTTCCAATTTCTATGGAATTCTTCAGGAAGTTCCAAATTAGAATTACCATCTAAATTCAAGAAACCTAATGATTCAATTGAATTAATCGCATTCCAAGGTAACGTCTCCAAAGATTTGTTATCAGGTAACGATAAGAAATTCAACTGTGTACATTGGGCAATTTCTTCAGGTAAACTTTTAATAATATTACTAAAGAAGATAGAGTCAGCCTTTGTAAATCTTCCAATTGATGGTGGAATGTCAAATGCCATTTTCACATCACTCTTATTAGTAATCATGATTGAATCAACATTTGGGTCAGCCATTTCAAATAGTTCATTAAACCCATATAGTGCAACAAATTTAGAGTTATCACTTCTTGGGAATTCAACTTCCAATAATTCACCTTTACCAGCAGTTAATGATTGACCCAATTTTGGTTTTAATTCCTCTTTTAATTTTGCTAATACCGGAGTATTCAATAATGCAATATCTTGTTCAGTTAATGAACCTAATCCTTTAGTTTTAATACTTTCAACTTTTTTACTAATGTAGTATTTTAAAACTTCAGGTTTTGATGATTGGATTTGTTCAGAATTTAAATCAAATCCAAGTGCGATATATTTTTTCTGTAATTCCGAAGAAAGATTTGAATATTGAAAACTTGAAATTCTTGGGCTATTAACCTCCATCCACAATTCAATATCTTTGTCGTCTCCAAGAGTACTTAATTCTCTATCATCAGGAACTCTAACACTTTGGTATTTTCTAATTAACTCTTTTTCTTCGGCAGTTAATGGTTCAGGTTTTAACAAATCCTGTAATCCTTTTAACTTAGGTATTTTTGAAATGATATCACTCCACGGAACATTTTGGTGTCCACTATATTTTCCAGAGTTTGAGCCATCAGCGAGTGCCATACCACCATAAGGGTCAACAAGAATTACTGACGCAAAATTCAAATCATCATATGGTAAATCTTCATCAACAACATAATACAATGTTCTCTCATTACCTAAACGATAGTTGTAATACAAATTACCTCCACCCATTCTACTTGTACACCAACTTCTTCCGTGTTGTAGTGTAATACATTCGTTTTTCTTCTTCGGTGCAAAAATCGTTAGGTTATTATCCTTATACACAGTTGGGATAGCTTCAATATCAGAATTAGATTCTCTTTCTTTTGGAGATTTTTTAGCCATAATTCCATCAATCAAATGCTCAAACTCGGTAAATGACATTTGATTTGCCGGTTTGGTTTTAAATGGAATTTCAGGATAAATTTCTAAATATTGGGTAATATAAAATAATATTTGGTCATCAGTCAAATTACTATTCTCTTTCTTGAATTTTTCCAACAAGATAGGTGTAATTAATTTTTGATAAGTTTCACCAATCAACTTTACTAAATCCAAATATTTGAATTTCAAAGGGTTTTGATACTTCTCAGGTAATTTTGACTTAACCTCATTGAATTTCTTCAACAACATTCTAAGTTCCGAGTCACTTACTTTCTCTCCTCTTTCTTTCGCCTTCTCTTTAAAGTCGGTAAATAAGTCACCAGTCGTTTTTGTTTGTCTCTTACCATCAATTAAAGATTTTAATTCGGCATAAGTGAAATCTCTCCTTGTCAAATCTCTTTTATCAGATGGTAATCCGTTTTTATATTTTTCAAAGTCATTTAAATATGACACGATTGTATCTTCATCATCAGTTACATTCTCAACATTCTTGTATCTATCAATAAGTTGTTTCTTAACTTTTTCAGAAACTTCTAGAATAATGTTTTTTTTGAGAGTATCAAGTAATTTCATATTATTTTTTTTATATAAATATATCAATAGTTCATAATTAACAGTTCTTCCCCCATATTTTGAGTAGTTCCTTTCTTTGCGGCGGCCGCCTTTGCAAATTGTTTCTTCTCCCACTTATATTGGTCTTCGGGAAACCATTCGTGCAAAAGTACGAAATCGTAATATGATAATGAAAACTTACCTTGAATATTTTTTAAACAATTAGCTAATCTTTCATGGTCCTCTCTATCAAAGTCGTGATTTGAGTAGTAATTCTCAGTCTTCCAATAGGGTGGGTCAACATAAAAATAAGTTGTTGGACTATCAAACTCTTTAATAACATCTTCAAAGTCACCCAATCTGAAATGACTAATCTTATTAAAGTGTTCAACCCATTCTGGTTTAGACAACTTATCTCTGAATGTAAGATATTTTGATTTGTACTTCCCTTTTAAATCAATAAATGAAGATGTCTCAGGTTTGGAACCACTGAATACTTGAGTTAGGACATACGCATATTTTGCAGCAACATCATAATCAGGATAGTTAATTGTAAATCCCTCCCCAAATATCTCCTTCTGGAATGATTGAAATTGTTCTTTATAAATTGATGGAGTAACTTCCTCACCCATCTGTTGGCAGGGAATTGAATTGATTGCGGACAACAAAACACTAGGGTTTTGTAAACACATAAACAAGTTGTAGTTTAATGGATTGAAGTCGTTATAAACAACTCTTTTTAGATTTGGGTAATCTTTTAAATTCATATTATAGAAACACCAAAACATTCCACCAAATGTTTCAACATATGTCTCCATATCTTTTGGGTAGAATGGAACAATCCATTTACCAATTTTACTTTTTCCACCGATGTATGACAGCATAATTTTTTTTATAAAATATAAGGTTAATCGTTAATCATATCAACCTTTTTATTACGCTTATACACTTTACCCGATGGTTTTACACGGGTTATCATATTACGTCTAACAATCTGTGCCACGTGCCGTACATTCAATTGTAACTTTTCATTTTCCATTTTACAAAGATAATGAAAATATCAATTGACAAATGGGTTATTTATAAATAAACTTCAAATATGGAAAACAAAATCAATTTGAAAGAAGAAAAATGTAAGGCTTGTGAAAAATTAAAGAACAGTCTGTTTTGGCCAATTATTTTTTCAATTTACTTTTTAGGTACGAGTATTTACGGAACAATCAAACTAATTCAATTATTGTTTAATTGAGTTCTATCAATACTTAAATCTATATTCAAGTAAAAATCTCCAAGACTATTACGTTTAAACCCTTTACCCTTAACTCTTAACGGAGTTTGGGTTGTTAGGGTATTTGGCAATTTGATGGTTAATTTACCTTCTGGATGAGCCACGTCAAACTCACCTTTCTTTAATTCATCTAATGTTAATATTATATCAAAGAATAGGTTATCACCTTCTTTGTACATTGATTCTCCTTGAGCAAGTGAAACTCTAACAATCAAATCTCCATATCCTCCATCCTGAAAATCTCCCATATTTTGCACTCTTAATAATTCACCGTTATCAATACCATGTGGGACATTAATTTGTATTTTTTCAGATTTTGGAACTGCGGCACCTCCTTTGCAAGTTTGACACACATTTTTAAATACCACTCCTCTACCTTGACATTGGTCACATGTTTGAGCCATAACTTGACCAAAAAATCCTGTTCCTGTTTTGAATATTATTTGTCCCCTACCCCCACATCTACTACACTGTTGTTTCTCCCCACCAGACCCATTACAAGGGTCACATTTAACGTTTCTAACATAATCAATAACTTTCTCTACTGCCAAGTATGACTCAGCAATTGTGATTGCAATATTAACTACCTTATCGGTTCCTCGTCTTTTAGATTTTTGACCTCTTCCACCAAACATTTGGCTAAATATGTCAAATGGATTACCACCACCCCCCATATTATCAAATGGATTGTTCTTACGGTTATCATAATCCGATTTTTTCTGAGGGTCTGAAAGAGTTTCATAAGCTTCAGAAATTTCTTTAAATCTTTCAGCACCGTCAGGATTTTTATCTGGATGATATTCTTTCGCCAACTGACGATATGTTTTCTTTATTTCTTCTTCAGTTGCCTTATCATTTAAGCCTAATATTGAATAATAATCTTTCATGCTTACAAATTTTTTAGTAGTTTTATTTAAAAATAAATTAAGACAAAAAATAATAAAGAAATTTATTGGTAAAGACAACTGCTTTAAATTCTACAACAATTTTATTTCAAATCAAAACATATATTTTCCTGTTGAATTTGAGAATGGTAAAGAGTGTAAATTTGAGATAGCAGTTTTAGAATTAGGTGGTAAATTATCGTCAACAATATATCGTGATGAGTTCGGTAGGAACATTGACCATAAGGTTGAGGGTACTGACTATATGATAATCAAACTTCAAAATTTCAAATATGAAGAAAGAGTTTACGATATTAAAAATAAAAAGAAACTAACTTTCTTAGAGGTAATTAATGAATTTTCAAAAAATAAAGATTTGAAATCTGTCTTTAAAATAAATAATAAAGTCGTATTCCAATCTGATGAAATAATCAAAGTTTACTCATGTAAAACCGACTTTGAGAGTAAGAGGTTTTTAAATGAACTACAAAGATATTGTTTAGAAAACAAAAAAACTGATTATTTAATCAGTTATTCTGAAGATATTGCCCATAAAAAAGAACTATATCGTATTTTAACAAATAAAGGTTTTGATATTAAGATGTTATATCGTCGGTCAACGACTCATCCAAAAGATAAATAAATTCAGTTCCTGAAATATCAATTTTAAATTGTTCCTTATTAAGATTATTAGGGTCTAACAAACCCTTGAAAGTCGCAAATTCAAAAGGGCTCAACTCAAATACTATCGTTGATTTACCTTTATATAAATTCTGTACTTTGTCCGCAACTTCAGCTAATTCTCCTAAGTGTTGGTTAAAACTTTTTTGATTCTCTCCCATAATGTTAACTTCTTTGGTGTTTGGTTAATGAGTTCATCCTTTTTAATCTTTTTAATTTTTTTGATAAACTCATCTTTTTCTCTTTTCAAATCTTGGTTATCCTTCTGTATCTCCGTCTGATACCAGTTCAATATCTTTTCCTTCATCTTCAAGTTCTAATTTTGAAACATTATTTTGGATGTTAAATTGTAGATGTTGTAATGAATCTAATGAATTTTTTTCAAAAAATGTCTTCAATTCATTAACTTTATCTTGTAAAAGTTTATCTTTTAATTCTCTTTCTCTATTCCAAGAAATAATATTTTTCACATTTTGGAAAATCTGAACAATTTGAGTTTCGTCAAACTGTACTGCAAATGAAAAACATCTGACATCATTTTTAGTTACTGGTTGTTCTACTGTAGTTTCAGGATTTACGTATTTTTTAGGTAATTTCCAAGTAGATGGAAACTCAATATCTAATGATAAATAATTCTCAAGTTTTCTAATTGAGATTAGATATGGGAATATGTCTGATAGTTCTTTATACATTTTAAAGTTTAAAAATATATGTTATTATGTATGAAAATGTAATCACAATTTTGTAAAAATCAAATTCATTAATTTGTAATGGTTTAGGAGGTGTGGAGATTACTGATATAATAAATCTCCACACATACCTAAGATTAATTAAGATTGAAAAAATAAAAAAGTAAAAGAACAGATTATTCATTTTCTTTTTTTCTACCTTCTAAAATTTCATTTCTTAAAGTTTGTAGTAGTGCCTTTAAATCCTGAGCGTGTTTTCTTGCTCTTGTTCCAGCACTTTTGTTGCCCTTGTGAAACTTAGCAACTTCAACAGACATTTCTTCTGTCAACGTTTTGATTAAATCAATTGTACTTTGTGGTTCCATATATAATTTATTTTAAATAAAAATAATAAGTTAACACCCAATGTAAATGTTACTTTTCAAGATTACTATCTAATAACTTATATATCTCAGTGAATAAATCCAAATCAGATTTTGTAAAACCATTGTTTCTTGAGAATATATCGTTCAAAAAATTAGAAACTGACTTTCTCACAGTTTGATTTGTTTGATTGTAATAAACGTCCCCTAAAAAAGATTTAAAGTATACTTTATGACTTCCTTCCTGCGAAAATGTAATATTCTCTCTTTTGAAATTAGATATGATTTTTTCCCAACACCAATCAAAATGTTTTAGATTATCATCGTCAGTCATACTGATGTTACTTTCAAACTTTTCTTCAACATCTCCAAAATACGTTTCATCAATTAATGTAACAAGAGATACACAAAAATCTTTATATAATTCAGAGCGTTCATAATTAATATTATTAACTCCGAACCATATCTTTAGTTCTTCGTCGTCCACAGGTTTTGATATCCAATTTATAAAATCCATAAAAAAAATTCCCTAATCTCTTAGGGAATTATAATTTGAAATTTAAAAAAATATATATTATTGAGTTTTTTTATTATAACCCATTAAATGTTGAATTTTGTTAAACTCTTCCTTAATTAAATTATTTGTTTCAATTTCAGATTCACTTAATTTAGATAATGCACTTTGTTTTCTTTTTGATTTTGTATTTTCTCCTGAAACTTCAATAGTTTCTTGGGGATATCTCTTGTATGACGCATTCATTTGTTCTTGACCATAAGCATTTTTCTGATAGTTCTTCATAAACTTATCTCCTGTCTTACTTGGGACCACATTACCATAAGCTTTCCCTTCTTCATCAACCTCAGCGTTTCCTGTTGTCTTATTACCCTTCAAATGTTTTTCAATTCTTTCATCGTCAGGTTTAATCTCATCAAAAACTAAATTAGTTTGACCAGGATATGCAAAGTCTTCAATATACTCTTCAACCTCTTCACTTGGAGTATACGCCTTCTTCTTCATTTTTTCTATTTGACCATTACCCATTGGGAAGTTTTTAGGATTCTCTTCATACTCTCCTTTTGAACCGTCTTTAAGGTAATCTTTCATTTTTTTAGTGACACTCTTTAAATAATCGTCGTTTTCTTTCTTAGACGCTTTTAAATTCTTATTTGTTACGTCCAAACCTTTAACTCTTTCTTCAGCAACTAATTTTTCAATTAAGTTAACTACTTCATCTTCACTTAAATAAATTTTAGATTCATTCATCTTTTTAAGATTAAGTGCCAAATTAACTTGTTTTGAAGTTTTTAAATCTGATTTAGATAATTTTTTATCTCCTTCAGCCTTTTTCTTCAATTCTTTAGATTTCGCCTTCAATTCACTTGCTGGAATTGTTTCATCCTTTTCAACGTCCATTTTCTTTCTTAAATCACCTGGTTTGTTAATCGCATCTTGAATCCATTTGTTATCTTTTTTCTTTTTGTCAGATTTACCTTCTCTAACTTCATATGTCTTACCATTAAGTTCAAAAGAAGTTTGTCCATTTTCTCTAGCGTTTTTAAGAGCCATTCCGAATGCATTGCCTTCATTCATGTTCTCCTTTCTTTTCATATCTCTTAGAGCTTTAAAGTCATTTGCCCCGATTTTGTTTTTTGGTTTAGCCTGTTTAGCAATAAACTTCTGTTTCATAGAAAGTTCGGCCTCTCCCAACTCTCTGTCTAAACTATTTAAAAGTTCATCAACATCAACAAACCCCTCATCTTCCTCAGTATAGTCAAATCTATTATTAGGATTGATATCTTCAACATCGTATAAACCTTCATCCATTTTCTTCTTACCTTTAACTGGATATTTCTTACCGTTAACTGTAAATGAATCTTTTCCAGCCTTTCTTGCTTTCTCAAGTTCCCCTGAAAATTCATTTCCCTCATCAACGTCTTCTTCAGAAATATCATCAGGCATTGGGCTTAATGTGACCTGTTGGTCCCATTCATTAGTTTTTGTTTTTTTAGATTCTTTAATAATACGATTAATCAATTCGTTTTCAATTTGATTTAATCTATTTGAATTGGGTTTTTTCATTTCTCAGTTTTTTATATAAATATAATGAATTTTACTTATTTTACTATTTGATTTTGAATTAAGAACTTAACATACTCTTCACTCAAATTATGTTTTTTAGCCAAATTACTTATAACATTCTTTACAGTATCATTTTCAAAAATCTTTAACGCTTTAATATCACCCTGGTTACAATACGGAAAAGTTTTACACTTTTTCTTAACTGTAACAAATTTACCTCCTGGAAGTATTGGTTTGTCATAACCTCTAAAATCTTTTTTAGACATAGACTTCGCCCAAATTGATGGTTGAGAATATGCTCCAACAGATGCGGAACCTGTAGCCTCTTTTGTTTCAACCTTTTTAGGTTTTTCTTTTAGAGAGTTTCTTACAAACTGACTATCAGCAAATGCTATTGGTCCTGAAAATGCCCCTGTAGAACCCCCTGTGGAAGACGCCTCATTTGATTCTATTTTCTCTAACTTATCATAATATTTTGGGTCTTCAAATAAATGGTCCATAGCAATTTCTTTAGCCTTTTTACGGTTATCGGTATGTTCCATTTCAACATTAATACCTTTGTTAAGTTGATTTTTAAGTTCTTTCTCAACTATTTTAATGTCTTTACCCTTGGTTTTATATTTGTTAACTAATTCGTCAAAAGTTTTATTATCAGCCTTACCTCCTTTCAAAACTTCCTCAGACATCTGTTTTTTCTTTTTCCCCTGACAATGAGCCCTTTGACTAAATCCTTTTGGATTACTACAATCAATACTATCTTTGTATTTTTTAGACCATTTTTCATCTAACTCCTCTTCCTTACCAACTCTCTTATATTTTCTTTTCTGAATGAATGGGTCGTCAGATGTTGCATTTGGGGTACCGTAAGTTTCACTTGATGTTGGTCCGTATTTCGCTCTCTCTTTGAAATCTGCAAAATCAGGGTCGTCTTGTAAGTCTTTTGAAAATTGTCTTTTAGCATTTAATTTTTTATTCTCCCCAATTTCACTTGATATCTTCAACGCATCACTAAATGAACTTCCCTGATAACTTGACGCATCTGGGTCTTTTGCACTGTATAATGAAATGTTTTTAAACATTGAGTTTCTTAAATTTTCTTTGAATGAATTTGCCATTTTTTTAGAATTAGTCGTTAGGATTAGTTTTCTTTCTTGAAGCTAAAATTTTAGCCCATCTTGATTTGAACTTTTCATAATACACTTGAACTTTGGATACAAGTTGGGTAAAGTTTTCATCAACTTTTATCATTTCCCCATTTAGATAAACTCCATTATTTTCACCTATTGTAAAATAAAAATTTAAATCAAAATCAATTATTTTTCCTGACCAATCAACATTGGACTCGTAAACATTCAATCTATCAAAATCCACTAAATCAGAGACCTCTTCCACAAACTCATCCATAGTTTCCTGAAATGCAACTTTTTCATCCGTGGTTAAATCTAAGTCAGTTTTATCTTTACCGTGTAAGGTTATAATTCCACCTGATATTCTATAAGATTGTTGTTTATCCTCCTTAGGGTTTTCAGTATTCTCTATTTCAGTTTCAACACTTTGAGCAACGTTTGTCTTAGTAATTACGTTTTCCTCGTCGGCCTCAAGTATTAAACCATGTTTAGATTTAATAGATTGTTTTTCTTCTTTTAGGAATTTTTGGTCACCAAAAAGAGCTGATGACTTTTTTAATAGATTTTTAATCTCATCGTATTGACTCATTTTCTAAAAATTTTTCAAATAGTTCAAAATCAAATGCTGGACTCAAATCGGTATAATCTTCATGAATATTACTCTTAGAGAGTATCCCACTAAAATTTTCAATACCGTTAATTTTTGTATTGTGTCCAATACACCTGTTTGTAATTTTATGTTTATCTAAAAGAAATTTACATAATTCTGCGGTTTTTTTTATTTGTTCTTCAGGATATGGTTCCCAAAAAAAATAATCCCTCCACTTTCTTTCGTAAACTTCTTCTTTATAAATATCTCCAATCCAGTTAAGATAATGATTAGTTAAAGGTATTTTTTCTAACCACCCTAAGTTTTCCAATACTACTATTATTGAATTGCGATTTATAGATAAACTTTCAAAAAAATCTGAATATTTTTTGTCATCCATAAAATTTAGAACCTTACCATCTTTTGTTACGATGTAATGTGGTAATTTAGAGTACTTACCATTAAATCTAAATTTTAGACCATTAATATAATCAGAATAATTTCTGAAAGAATTACAAAGAATTATTTGTTTCTTATTTTTAGAAACAGATTTTGTTGTAAACTTATTGATTGATAATTTATCAAACATTGGTTTGTTTGGTATATCTTAATCTTTTTATACCACTTTCCTCTTCATTATTATTAACATCTTCAACAACAATATCTAAAGGTTTTGTGTTATTTAAAACTTCCTGAATTTTTACTAATTCTTCTTCAGTCGGTTTTATTGGTTCTGCAGGATTAATAACCTCAGAAGGACCTGTATATGTATCTAAAGCGTCTTTAATTTTTTCAATTTCTTCTTCCGTTGGTGTGTATTTTTCACTTTTTAAGTTATCATACTCTTCTTTACCAATTTTCTTACTTAACTCAATAATATCTTCTTCACTAATAACTGTGGTTGATTCCTCTTTTGAGGATTCTGTGAACTTAACTAACATGTGAGCGAATGTTAGTGATATTATAGGTAGTAATCCTCCAGATAAAAAGGATACTATTGTTTTATGAGTGTTAAGGTCTGTTCTCTCAACTCCCATATTTTCAAACAATCCCCCAACCATTGCAACCCAATCTTGAAATGTTTGTCCTGTTTCATCAATATAACTAAATGAAAAGAATATATTCCCAACCATCTGTATTAATGTAACCACAAAAAATGGGAGATATACAAATCTACCCATTTTAACTGAAACCGCGGCAAGTGCTGACAATGCCGCGATTTCAATTCCTACTGACAAATAAACCGCCCATGTAATTGGGTTTGATAATTCATAAAAAGTTGTTACGTGTGAGATAGATACGAATGCGACTAGTAATATTGGAATTACAAAGGCGGTTACTATTATGTTTTTAAGATTATTATTAAACCAATTTTTCATTATTTTGATTCACTTCTGTAATGATTTATCGGCATATGCTCTTTGTCTGAAAGTTCTTCAATCACTAAAGTTTGCCAAAATGTTGTGTTTTGAAGAACATCAATCATCTCATCTTGTGTTACAACAATTTTAGTTAATGAATCAACTTTTGTCGTTAATGACTCAACCTTTTTTTCAGTTGATTTGACTTGAGTTCCTGTTCCACAACCTTTCAAAAAAATGAAAAGGACTAAAACAAATGTTGCAATTGGTAGGTATTTCTGAATTTTTTCCATAATATATTTTTTTATAATATAATATTAATAAATATTAATTAAAGATAATCAAACAAGATTCCAGATTCATTTCTTAACTTTCTTAAAGCTTTCTCTTTAATTTGTCTAACTCTTTCTTTTGTTAGATTAAAATCCTCACCAATATCTTCTAAAGTTCTTGGTGTACCTGAAAGTCCGAAATAATCTTCAATAATACATTTTTCTCTTTCATCTAAAATACCTAAGATATCACCTAACTTTTGTTTCATTGCATCGTTGTTGTTAAATGAATGGTCAGGCATCAATGAATCATGATTAATGATAATGTCCACCAAAGTATCTCCCTCCTCGTTAATCGTATTATCTAATCTGATTGTTGAGGGAAGATTAACGAATCTACTACTCATCTCTGTCAATCCTTCATCCGCACGTCTTTTTTCCTTTTGTAATTCTTGGACTACGTTTACTGGAAGTCGGATAGTTCTTGCGTTCTCATTCAAAGATTGTAGAATTGATTGTCTAACCCACCATACAGCGTATGATATGAAACGTAAGTTTTTAGACCAATCAAAATTCTTTATTGCTTTAAGTAATCCAATGTTACCTTCAGCAATCAAATCAGGTAAATCTAACCCTTGATTTTGGTATTGTTTTGCTACAGTAATTACAAATCGTAAATTACCTTCAACGAGTTCTCGTTCAATTTTTCTTTTTTCAAAATCCGTAGTTTCAGGATTAAGCATTTGTTTAGATAATTCCCTTTCTCTATCGGGGGTCATTACATCTATCTTTCTCAAATCGCGTAGATAGTTGTAGATTTCTTCTTGGTTGAACGGAATGGACTGGTTTTTTTCTTTCATAAATTGTCAGTGTGTTGTAGAATTTAGTGATACAAAGATATAGCAATAAATAGTATCTCCAAAGAATTATTGTGAAACTTTGGAGATATTATCTGTTTTTGTGATTTTGATTACATTGTCCGCCCAATTTGAAATCATCGGGTTGTGGGTAATAACAAGAATGTTTTCAAAGTATTCTTTAATCTTAATAAAGAACTCATATACCATTTCAAGGTTATCGTTTGATATCTTACCAAATACCTCGTCAAATACTGTGATGTTTGGTTTAGGTAATGAACATACTTTGGCAAGGACCGCTCTCAAAGCAAGTGACGCAATTGTCTTCTCATATCCTGAACCAGTGGTCATAAGTTTTTCAACTTGAGTATTATTATCAATCATCCAAAACTCAACTTCATTCTTTTCACTGATACGGATTTCCAATCTGAAATAACAAGAGTCCTGTAATAGTCGTTGTAATTCGGAATTGATAAGTGGCATCATACTCTTCATAATTCTTTTAGCAATTCCATTCTTACCAAACAATTCCAAGTATAATTTATACTTAACTTCTTTCTCTTGTTCCTCAGCAATCTTTTCAATAGTTTTCAAGTTAGACTCAATCTTTTCTTCATTTTGTTTAATTTGAAACTCCGAATTTGTAATTGCTCTTTGAACTTGTTCCAACTCTCTTTTTAATTCTTCCAATCGTAAATTAGCTTTAATTATCTGACTCTCAATTTGCTCATTAGATTTAATAACATCTTGCATCTCTCCGTATCGGTTGAGTTTTGCTTCAAGAGACTCTCGTTTAGTTTGGAGAGTTTCAATTGTGGCTTGAAACTTTTCAAATACTAATTTGTTCTTTTCGTATTCATCAAAGTCTTTTTTAAGTTTTACAAATGCCTGTTCTTTGTCGGATAATTCCTGCATTAACCCCTGTATTGAGGTTCTTTGGAGGATAAGTCCATCAAGTTCAGCGATTTTTGATTGTGTAATTGCAGCATTCATTAATTCAATACCGCAATGTTCACATTTAATCCCACCACTCACCGAACTCTTTAACTTCTCAATTGAGAATATGTTTGTATCAACCTCAACCTTACTTTTATATGCCTTTTGGTATTCTTCTTTAATCTTATCGTGATTCTCTTCGTTGTAAAACTCTGATGGTTCAACTATTTTGATTGCGTCACGTAACCCAATGTTATTATCAATTTGTCGTTTAAAATCATCAATCTCCCTTTGTGTTTGCTCAGGGTTCATTAATGTAAGTTCTTTCTCAACAGCAACTTTTGATTTTAACAAGTTATCACGATATTCCTGTCCCTTTTCAATCCTTCCATTAACATCTACAATCTTTGTTTGGTCTTCTTTAATTGTAGTTTTGATTGATTCATTTAACATAACCAACTCTTCATTTTGAGTCTTCAATGACTCTGTATTGTAGATGTTGGAAATCATTGATTTAGAAAATACCGAATAGATTTCTTTACCAGTTTCTTCCTTTCTTTTAAGAAAATCAAGTCCCAAGAATCTTGATAGAACTTGACCACGAGCAGTTGGTTTCGCTTCCAACAAATCTTCAAGATTAGTCCCTGTGGTTAAAATAGTCATCAAGAAATCATCATAACTTCCAATAGATGTTTTGATAAAGTTCTCAGTTTCACGTCTTTGTTCACCTGTAAATTTAACCAATGAACCATCAGGGTATTTCTTAAAGAAATCTAATTCAGTTTTAACATTCCATTCACCAGCCTTTGATTTCTTACGTTCAAGTTCACGAACAATGATGTAATCCTCACCATCAATAACAATCTCACCACGAACAGATACTTTGTCCTTTCCTGAATATCGGTTGAATACCTCTTCAGCCTTGTTTGTCTTCGTAGTCGTATTGAAGAATAAGAATAACAACAAGTCAACTGATAATACGGTCTTACCTCCGAAGTTGGGTGGGTCGGATTCAATCACAGTGATACCCCCTAACTTTTCAAAGTTAAGGGTTTGATTATCACCGTAAGATAAGAAATTTGAGAACTCAATCTTTTTAATAAACCACTTTTTGAACGTCCCCACCTCTTCTTGTTCTGCAATCATTTTATTATTAACTGCCGAATCAATTTTTAGAATGTCTTCGTAAAGATTTACTTGTCCTTTAGATTCAAGAATGGATTTCATAAGTTCGTGTTGAAAGTTCTCATCCATAATATTGAATGACACGTCAACATTATCCTGAACTTCTTCACTCTTTTTAAGTTTGGTAATAACATTAACACTAGTTGTGTTGTACTTCTTTTGGAAGTAATGTTTTACGTTCTTTAACTTTTCTTGTGTGAAGTTTTCAGGAGCGTCTTCCCATACGACTTGAACGTATGGGTTCTCCAACTTATTAAAATCCAAATCTTTAATCATTTTTACTCTTTCTAAATTTAGCGGTTTGTCAAATAGGTCCATTAAAATGGAGAATTACTACTTGGTTTGTAATCAATTGTAATGCTATCAGTATCATTTGTACCTTCAAATGAACCTACTTCATCATTTACTTGTTCTGATTCAACAACTTCTGAAGTTCTATCCAAGACCTCTTGTTCTTTGGCCTTCTCATACTCTTCTTTCAATTTGTTAATTTGTTCCATCATCTTGGCCTGATATTCCTTTTGGAATTTTACTTCTTGAGCTTTAACTCTTTTTGTACGAGCCTGTGACTTTTGCTTGTGATTTTTTCTTTGTTTTGACTTTGGCATATTTATTTGTTTTTAAAGATTTGTATTTGTTGGTCGGTTTTCTTCAAACCATTCTACCATTCCATTAAATGCCCACACGAAACCTGAGGCTAATAGTCCATCAAAGAACCAAGAAATGTATGGTGTTAGATTAAATAATTCATGTGTTGGTGAGTATACAAATACCCCTGTAAAGAACCCTACCCAAGTTGAGCAACACATCATACAGGTTATAATCCCTGAGATGAAATCAAATAAATGTGAGAACACAGGTATTTTACTTTCTCCCCATTTAATAATAGTGTTTCTTAAATTTGCAAAAATACTTCCGTAAACCATAATGTTCGTAAATCCGTACGTCATTATAAACCATGCTAATAATACTGTCATAATAAATCTTTTAAGTTTGAATTTTTCATATAGAAAGCATAAGAACTTTTTGTTAGATTTTCAAGTTCCGCAATCCTTTTGTTTAATTTTTCTATTGTTTCATTTTTATCACCTATTTGACCATTTAAAGCCATAAGCGTTTGCTGTAATTTACTACATTCAGCTTCTTTTCTGTCGTCTAATTTACCTTTGAGAATATAAATTTCATTTTGAAGTTCTTCAATCTTTTCAGTATTTTCAATTGCCTTTTCAACAATAACTTCTTTCTCAACTATAACCTCTTTAACAACTTCCTTTTCAAATTCTCTTTCAATCACATCAGGTAAAGTCCCTTGGTTAAGTAAACCATATTTTTCAATATAATATCCTTTACGAAAACACAGTTTAACAAATCCATCTTCGTCAGTAATCTCATTTAACTTACAGAAAGATTTGAAATCCTCAATATCTTGTTTTGATAGATTAATAATTAACGAGTCTTTCTGTTCCATTTTCAATATCTTCGTATGAGTTTATCCTAAATGCTACAAATGGTTTTGGGTTATGCAAATCTACGGTAAAATATTCATCTTTCTCAACATCATATATACCATATCCGTGTTTTGTAATTGTTTCACCATAGTTTTGACATATTGTTGACCCTATCATATAGGCTTTCTTCCCACCAGGAATATCAAAGATTTGTCTTTTATGAATGTCGCCACAAAGAACCAAATCACATCCATCAAATTTTGAAGCCTCAAATCCATCCTCAAACTTGAATCCAAGATTTGTAGTTAATCCTTGAACTGGTCCGTGAAATAAACCAATCTTAACTCTGTCAGATTTTTCAATATCAGGTGGAATATTATGGTCCATAAGTGAATACACACACCAATCAATGTTTTGGTCAGTATACACACCTCTATTCTTATAATAGACAACCATCTCGTTTTTAAGTGAATCCACAACAGGAGTCAAAGCATCCAATCGTTCCATATTGTTTTCAAGGAAGTCGTGGTTACCAGGTATTAAGATTGTTTTAGCAATCTTGGAACATTCCGTCAATACCCAAGCAATAAACTCAACAAGTTCAGGAGTCATTTGATTTTTTGAATGAACCAAATCACCTGTAAATACAATTCGGTCAGGAGCAATTTGTTTCCATTCTTCAAAAGCCTGTATTAGTATCTGACGATACAAATCGTGGTCTTTAAACAATCTGATGTGTAAATCTGAAAAATGTACTAATTTTTTAATCATAGGTCTAACTTTTTAGGTTCTTCAAAGAATGGATTTAACTCGTCATTGATGTGACCACACTTAATACAAGAATAAGTTGGGAATGGCACGACGGTATCTTCTGATGAACCTGTTAGAAGTTTTGGTACTTTTTTTAAGTAGGTAACCTCTTTAAATTGGTCAAACCCACAGGACTCGCACACAATAAAGTCCATTTCTCGTAAATTAATTCTTGGTTTTTCTAGTTCCATATTACTTATTTAATAAAATTATTCCTATCCCTGTTCCAGTTAACCCCACCCCTGTTATCATCATGAATGGTCTCGTTGATTGACTTATGAAGGGTCTATATACCCAACCATTACTTGTAGGTCTTTTCCAAGCCTCTTTACCTTCATATATGTCCAATCCAATCATTGTCAATCCACCAATAACCATTGTTATACCTGTTTTCCTATTCTCATAAGCGTCAGACTTCCAAACATTTTTCACAGATTGGATTGTCTGAGGTTCCACATATAATTTAGGTTCTTTAATGTCTAAAGACATTTGACCATAACTTTGTAATGAAAGTAACAAAGTTAATATTAATATTACTTTACGCATTCTTGTGGGATTTGACATTTATCATAAGCCGCACATTTTGGATGTTTTGACACACATCCTGTTAATACTACAAGGGTTACCCCCAAAATAATTCCTCCTAATAAGGACAATAATAATTTTTCTTGGTTATTTTTCATATGTTTAAATATACTAATAAATTATATAATGGTCAAATCAAATATTTTTTAATATCCATTTCCATAATTGTGTTCAACACTTCTTGTGGAACTTTGTATTCAGTAAATTCTGAATTATCTTGCAATAATACGACAACACATCCATATAATTTCAAATGTTCATATTTTGACCCTTCCAACATTTTCAACAATAATTTACCATATAAAGGTAACTGAACATAGTAGTGACCAAGCGCATTGTTTGGTTGGCTTTCAAATGGTTTATACATTGATTTGGTAAACTTGTTAGTCAAAAAGTTTTTTGGTTTGTTTGTTTTCCAGTCGGTAATAACCAATCCAAAGCTATCTTTTGTTCTATTAACAATCAACCATACTTTATCAGGTTGTCCTGTATAACCTAAAACAGGATGTCCCAAAACCATTTCAGTATCAAGCAATACAGCCCCTCTATCCTTCATTAACTTTAAGAATTTAGAGCCTGCGGTAATCATACTATCACCTTTTAATATCTGTTCAATATCACATTCAAAGATTGGTTGTCGGACTTCTTTATATCCACCATTTTGTTCAATAACTTTCTTTTCAAGCATATAGTGAACACGACTACCCATATTTGTGGAGTAATCACCGGCAGCCGCCCATTCTTTCTTTAATTGTTCTTGTAAATCAGGGTCACCACCACTTTTCTTATACGACGCTTCCTCAACTGGAAACTCCTCATAAAACTTTTTAATAACCTTTGATACCGATGGAAAATTGTTCTTGACTTCACCATCCACATCCTTCATAAAATACGTGTGAGTATCTTCAATAAAGGTTAAGTTTAACTCTTCTTGTTTTTGCTTGATGATATCCCGTATCTCTAACGCAACTTCATTTAAATCCATTTTAATAATTCATTTGATAAAAATAATCATTGATGTTACCTCTTAGGTCGGCAACATCTTTTCCTTTTGGTGGTTTAATTACCTTAACTCTCCCTCTTAACTTACCACCATTAAGAGTGTTATATAGTTTTTTTGTATTTTCCCAAGCATCCTCATCCAAACAAATGATAATGTCAGATTCTGCCTTGGTATAAATAGACTCAAATAACAAGTCGTACATTATCTTACCCAAAAGTATAACAGGATTTGGAGTGAACATTCCATCAAAAACCCCTTCACAAATATAAATGGGTTGTGTCCAATCAATCAACCTCTCGTTGAATATAATTTTTTGTTTCTCGGCTTCGGGGTTTTTATACTTTGTCTTTGTATTAAACCATGCTCTTGACACAAAATAGTTTAATTCATCTTCAAGATTATAGGATGGGACAATTATCCTTCCCGCATATTCACCATCTGACGCGAATCCAATATTATATTTTTCAATAATGTCATCAGTAATCCCCCTTGAACGAACATAGTTTAATGCCTGTTTATGAGGGGGATAATTTGGGTTAATGTCTTTGAATAATGTGAATTCTTTTGGTAGTCGTATCTTATTATATTCTCTTTCCCTTTGTTTGTGTTCTTCGGGTCGGAACATTTCATAAGTTTTCTTTTGGTCTTTAGTTCCGAAGTTATCAATTAGTTTACCTAATACTCCGTGTGTTCCACTCGTTTCAGAACAAGACCAACACTTATATACGTGGTCATAAATGTTTATTTCAAGGTTACCTTTGTTTTTACCATCGTCACAATAAGGACAATTAACAGATATTTGTCCTTTAGATTGATAATAATGTTTTTCTTTACCAAAGATATCCCTGATAATATCAACTATTACTTCTGATTCAATATTCTCATTCACTCAGCAATAATAAGAATAAAATCTTAAATTACCAAATATTATCTTGTTTCATTTTTCCCAGGACACAAGTATAAGCATCTGTTTGGTCAAAATTTTCTTTTTTCAGAGTATTGTTACGAGTATATTGCCAATTAATTTGAGGCTCTTTTTTAGCAACTAATTTCCAGATGATTTCTTTCTTGTCACAATCTTTAGGATACCCACCAAATAAGACATGCTTACCTTTATCGTTTGGTTTAACCAATTCAGGAAATGCATATTTTCGTGAATTATAAGTAGAAATAAAATCAGGAACAATTCCAAAGCAATCATAAATTTCTTTTGTTATAAGTGTGTTATACCTCATCAAAGTCCCAACAGTATTGATGTTGTTTGAATTAAGCAGAGGTTCTTCAATGACTACTTTGGTTATACCTAAATCTTTATACCTTTCCAATTTAGCCCTGAAGATTAAAGCCTTTTCAATTAACTCTTCAATTTTATTTTCCTTTTTAGGTTTGGGAACAGGTGATACGTGGGTTAGCTCCAACAATTCTTTTGTTTGCATATCAAACAATGCCCATCCGATGGTTTTAGTACTAACGTCCAATCCTAATACTTTAGGTCGGTTTTCAAGTTTTCTTCTTGCCATATTAAAAATCTAATTGAACTACGTATTGTTGCACCCCTTGTCTTACTTGTGGTGATTGTAGTTTAGATATAATAATAAGGTCTTTATCTTCATCGTAAAGCCCAATTTCACTAATATATGGTGTAAACGAATCATTCCATGTAGGATTTTTGGTATTACTGAAAGAATTCTTAGGTAAATTACAAATTGCCTTAAATTCATATATTGTCGCCATTATATCCGTTTCAACATTACCATAAAAGAAAAACTCATCACCAAAGTTTAATTCGTCAGGTTCGGTGATAGTTGGTAAATCAATATAATCAGCTAAATTATAAAAAGGTGCAGATTGGTATAAATCATAATTAACTATGAATGTTTGAGCCGTCATTCCACTCGCAGTTATATTGCCGTTAAAATCCATTGACGCAATTAATTGGTCGGTAAAATTAATAACTTTCCATTTTGTAGGGTCAGGTCTTGTATCACCTGTAACTTTTTGAGCTAAAATCTTAAACTCTTTTAATTGGGCTCCGTTCAAACAACAAGATTGTAAAAAGGCAAACTCATTGCCAAATTGGACAATCACATTTTGAGAACTAGATGGTGTACAAATTGTTGGTCCTTGTATTTTTGTATAATAATTACAATGAAGAGCGTTTGTCATTGTTATATTATCAAATCTATATGTAATATACATATATTCGGTAGATGCACTTAATATACCATTACTATTACCATCATTGCTACAAGTATTTGGTGTTAATAGATTTAATCTTGGTGCAGGTAATGTCCAGTTACGATTTGATTTGTAAGACATTGCTGCAACTATTTCTTCATCATCAAATATGATTTGTTTTAAATCAGGAAATACCTTACCAACTCTACTTGGTAACCCACTTTGGGTTTGGTGGGTGTCATACAAATGGAAATATCTTAACCCAGGGTTATTCATTTCTGAACTCACCGAAGACTGCATATATTTTACCGATAATAACTCATATCCGTCAGGGTCAACATAAAAAGATTCCCCCATAACAGGATTTGGGTTTTTATGCCACATCAACCAAGGAATGGTTACTTTGAAATTTTTGGCAGCTCCAGTGTTGTCTAAAAAATTACTGTTGAATGGTTCCATCGCAAATTTTTCACCGTAGATGTTATCCAACGCATTATTTGTATAATGCACAATTGATATACATTTTTGTGAACTTGGTTCTACGTAAACTTTATCACCTAAAGAGTTATAAAAATATGTATCACTAATTTGATTCATATTATCAGAATCAACATTAAATGTTTGACCTGAATTTGTCTGATATCCAAAATATTCTTTAGAACCAATATAACTCTGTGAACCAAAATATTCATAAGACTCACTAATAACTGATATTAACCCTGCAGGATTTTCAGACCAAGGAATATTCATATTCCATATTGGGGGTGTGATAACACCAGGAACGTTATAATTACCAAACCCAACATTTTGTGGTGTGAGATACTGTAAAGGCGTAATTGAATCATAGTAAGGGGTCATTCCCGATGGATATACCAACACTCTAGCATATGTACAACAATTACCATATTGAGTTGTAGTTGTTGTTGTCATTGTCTCCCCCATTAACATCGTCGTTGTAGTTGTTATAGGAGCACATGACGAACCAGCATAATAAGGTGTTGGTCTATCTAATTGTATTTTTAATCCGTCAATCCCTTGGACTTTGTATGTTAAAATTGGGAACTGTCTTGAAATTCCACCGCACGTGTCCTCTTGGTCAAAATATATCATCAAAATATCTCCAACTTGAATATCACAAGTTAAACCACTATTTTGACATATAGTCGTACATCCAATGTTTGTAGTAGTTGTCGTTGTAGTTATAATTGGAGAAGTCGTAGTCGTTGTTACAGGATTACAAGGAGAGTAAATCAAATCAATGTAATTATTACCACATAATAAACAAGTATCCACAACATAGTCACTTGTTTTAACATAATAATCTGGACATTTTGGTGGTTCTGGTTGTGTATAATCACAAGGAGAATCAGTCTTAGCAAACCAATTACCGTCAGTCCCATTGAAAAAACCTCTCGGGTCTGTTAGGTTGTATACAGGGTAAATGGCTGGCTCCAATATTGGTAATCCAAATGTATTACCTTTATTACCTAAAACATAAAAAGGATATTTAACATGTTGTTTGTTTGATTGTGGAGACCCTGTGTCATTCTGAGCATTAAATGATGGTTCTAAAACATTATTATTAGTACTATCCCAATTAGTAATCGCACTATAAGTAACCTCTGAATCACCTATCTGAAAATATTGTATATTGAATCTTCCCTGAGCCAGTTTTCTTCTACCAACATCAGTTAATTTTGTATTTAAAAGTCCCGAACTAGTTTTATTTATGTAAGCCATAACTATAAATATATTTTAACATCTTTTATTTGAGCAATTAATTGTTATCACACCACTATCATATGTCCTACTCGTATATTGAGTACAAGCTCTTGAATTTGAATTACCAATATTATCCAAATAAGCCCTAACTCTTATTTTAGCAATTGTCTGACAATTAAATTTACTATCAACCTGACAATTTGACATGTCTAAATAAAAATTAACACCGAAAGTTATTTGTCCATTACTTTGGATAAATGGAATTGTCGTTGAGAATCCCGTCATTCCACTATAGCTACGGTATAACGGATTACCACAAACTATCCCTCCAGCACTCATTGGTGTGGTAACATATTGAGATAATGTATAAGTATTATTACCATTTGACGCAGTTATACTAAATGGTCCTAACGTGGCGTTATTTGGTTGTTCATAGGAAAAATCAATATCAACTTTTAATGTTGAGTTTAACGATAAGATACTACTTGGAATATTTGGACTAAAGGATATTGTTCCATTTGTGTTATACAATGCTAAATCCCCATTACAAGAAACAAAATTCAATCCTTGTTGTGGATTCATGTTTTGAAATATTGCAGTATAAGTAGTTTGTTGGGATTGGGCAATTAAACTTGTAAAGTCAACATATGTCCCATTAGTATCTTGAGCATACACATTATAATCACTCTGAGCTAAGTTGAAAAACGTGTGGGTAGGTCCATCTGTAACATATATGATATTGTCTAACGAATATGAATATGGTGGAGTCCCTCCCAATAATGATAAAGTTATTTGTCCGTCACTTAATGAAGAACAAGTTGGGGGAAAGGATGTAACTCTCAAAGTAGCTCTATTAGATAATAAACATTCTCCCAAATTAGCGGAAATAGTATAGAACCCACTTAAAGGCCCATTGATTGTCCATCCATTTATAGGAGTATCTGTTGAATTGGTTGATGTTATAGAACCACCACCAACTTCAAATCCTAACAAATGCCAACTATTACCTGACCAATAAACTGTATACGTATCTCCCGAATCAGCATATACTGGTTTTTCATTTTCAATCGTCCCATCGTACGAAAATAGTATCTGGGTTATTTCAGGTAGCATCCCTTGAGTAAATGGTGTTCCAATAATTGTAACACAAAAATCTTCATAGGTGGGTTCAATTGCGGTTATTTGTATTTCTTTATATTCTTGGCAGATACTAGTGTCGTAAACTATTAATTTCGTAACGTCATCAGGAACCGAAACAGTTATACCAGCAACCAAATCAAATGGATTCAAATTTTCCGCCAAATTACTTGAATCCAAAATTCCTGCTATTGTCCCACCATTAATTGTATTGTAATAAACGGTATACGGACCTTCAGAATTAAAACTATCTAATGTAACTATAAAATATCTCATTTTTTTAAGTATTTGGGTATGTTCCAGTACAAGTTCCATCACAAGGTCCAATAAATGTTCCTTGTCCCGCAGTTGTCACTCCATTTCCACAGAACTTACCGAAAGAGTTTGGAGGGATGGCTAAATTTATTATCACACCACTACAGTTGTAATACTTAATTCCTAATGTATTATAACTATTGGTATTTGTTATCGTATAACAACCACAATTACTTGACGAACTACTTGGAGTAATTGACGGAGTAACTGAAGGTGTAATACTTGGTGTTACACTAGCCGTTGGACTAGGTGAAACCGCTGGAGTATTACTTGGTGTTATTGTCATTGTTGGAGTTATTGACGGTGTAGGTGTAGGAGTTGTTGTCATAGTAGGTGTAGGAGTCGGTGTTGGGGTTGGGATAAAATATTCGGTCGCATTTGGAACAAATCCACAATTTAATTCTTCTTCTAATACACATGTCGTCGTTGCAGTAAAATCTTTCCATACGTCGGTTACAGTCGCAGTATAAACTCCAGGTCCTTGGTAGTATATGGTTTTTCCGACTCCTCCCGGTACCCACACAACGTAATATGGGGGAGTTCCCCCTGTAATCTCCAAATCCAATATTCCTGTAAACGGTTGTCCTACCAAAGGTTGTGTAACATTACATACAACACCTAACGGTAAGATTGTTGAATAAAAACAAGGGTCTGTTTTACCAGGCGGAACATAAGCCGCACTTGCGGTTGGTACAGGCATGCAAGATTGACATTTAACATCTAAACACCCCGTAACTTTTTCCCATTGATAGTCATTTATTGATGGGAGATTTGCCGGAAAATTTCCACTATCAAAAACAACAGTATAACAATAATTGTAAGGTTTAATCGTAATAGTATCACCAACAGGTCTAGAAATATTACCTAACGAATAATAATAGGTATCATCACAACATGATTTCAAATAGATTGATGATGGCACCGCCGATGGAGTTGGTGTTGGACTTGGGGTCGGTGTTGGCGTTATGTTACATGGATATGTTTCTAAACAAGTTTGACAATCTCTATATTGGAAATTTGTAAATGTTGCAATAGGACTATCACTACTTAAAGTATTTGTATATTGGTAACAATTCCCACTAAAACTAACCGAATATGGTGCACCTAATGTTGGGTCAACAAAATTAGCATTACTAACCAAAAATGTTTGATTTGGAATCCCGTCACAACATGGTGTGAATACCATTGGTAACTGACATGAATTTGACTTTAATAACTGTTTTAAAGTAGGGTTCCAAAATCTAACTACCACCCCATTAGAATAGTACCCTTGCGTCGCAAATGTTGTACATGAAGAATCTGAATATATTTTAGTCGCTTGCGAAAAATTTAAAAAATCAGCATAATATGTGGATACTGACTGATAATATCCTTTACAAGCGTTTATCTGTGTACTTGAAAATCCTAACTGTATCGTTATACAACTCATAATGTTAATACTTGGTCAACTGTGCAATTATTACTATCTATAATTCTAACTCCAAATGATGTATTTAAATCATATGGAGGTGGAACGGTAAATACCACAGGAACAAAAGTGCTTTGGGTTATCCAAATACAACTATTAAAACCTGGGTCGCATAGATATACCTCAAATGGAGATGTACCTATGAAATTTGTAACCGTTATTTGTTTCATTTATTTAAAAAAATAGTCATTTATTAATATAAGTATATCCCATTTTAATTACATACAAAAGTATCGTTTAACACCACAAAAACACCTTCACCATTAAAGGAGACTTTACCAACCGTTGACGTTGGAGTAACCGTAGGAGTCGGAGACGGATTTGGAACATCTTCAACAATTGAATATGCTTGAACACCAATACAAGCATTAGTCCCTGTTGGGGTAACTGTCGGAGTAGTAGTTGGAGATGTCGTAACTGCCGGAGTTGGGGTCAACGTCGCAGTAGGTGACACAGTCGGGGTTAACGTAGGTGTCACCGATGGAGTTGGGGTCGGCGTAGGTGTTGGACAAGCTCCTACACTGAATACAGTGTTTGAGAAACTTGGACAAGGTGATGTCGGCGGAACTGAACCATAGAGGATACAAGTTCCTCCAAGTGTATCCGATACACACCAAGTAGTGTTATTGTAATAAATTACACTATTTGTTCCTGAGTTTAGATAATAAGAATGTCCGTTATAGTATCCCGAGTTTACATATGTTCCGTCGTAATCAGGATTACCTAAATGGACACAATACTGGTGAACCCCACATCCTGTTAGTCCAGGAGTCAACGTTGGGGTCACCGTAGCCGTTTGTGTTGGTGTTGGTGTCATAATATTAGGTGTTGGTGTTGGGGTAACTAACTCACAATATAAATAAACAGATACGTTCAAATATGGCGGTAGTGTCTCCGTTGGTGTTATTGATGGTGTTAAAAATGGTGTTAATGTTTGAGTTGGTGTTGGAGTTGGTGTTAAATTACTACAAACATACTCAAAGTTTATTGTAATACAATCAGGTGTAACTGATGGTGTTATTGTTGGTGTAGGGGTAAAGAACTGTGTCAGAGTTGGTGTTGGAGTTAAGAATGAAGTCAGTGTAACTGTCGGAGTTGGTGTTGGAGTTAATGTAAAGAATGGTGTTAAAGTTGGAGTCGGAGTAACTAAATCACAATAGAAATAAGAACTAACTCCTAAATTAGGAGCCAATGTTGTTGTAGGTGTAGGAGTCTGAGTTAAGAATGGAGTTAATGTCTGAGTAGGGGTAGGCGTAGGTGTTAAATTTTCACAAACATATTCAAAACTAATTGTAATACAATTTGGAGTTTGAGTCACCGTTGGGGTTGGTGTTACACTTGGAATAGGGATACAAGGATTGTTAGTAATACATTCAACACAATTAGTATAATTTACCAATATTGAATTTCCATAAATTCCTCCGGTTCCTGTTGTAATTACTGTTGAGCATCCCGAGAATACTCCCTCAATTTCAACGTAGTAAACTTCACCAACAATTACAGATACTGGTAAGTTATATAAACCAAACGTAATGTTATTAATTTCACAACATCCACTAAACCAATAAATGTCAGGTAAAGTTTGAGTTGGTGTAGGGGTTACCGTAGGAGTAACCAAATCACAATAGAAGTAAGAACTAACACCTAAATTAGGAGCCAATGTCGTTGTAGGTGTGGGGGTTTGTGTTAAGAACGGTGTTAAAGTTTGAGTTGGTGTTGGAGTTGGAGTTAAATTATCACAAACATACTCAAAGACAATGTTAATACAATCAGGTGTAACTGATGGTGTTGCAAATGGTGTTAATGTTGGAGTTGGAGTTAAGAATGGTGTCAATGTTGGGGTTAATGTAACATTAATACAATAGAAATAACTTGACACTCCCAAGTTTGGTGGTAAGGTATTTGTCGGAGTAATAGATGGTGTTAAGAACGGAGTTAAGGTCTGAGTTGGAGTCGGAGTAGGAGTTAAATTACTACAAACGTATTCAAAATTAATAACAATACAGTTAGGAGTAACTGAAGGAGTCGCAAATGGTGTTAATGTCGGTGTCTGTGTTAAGAATGGTGTTACTGTTGGGGTTAGTGTTACGTTAACACAATAAAAATAAGAACTAACCGCTAAGAAAGGAGCAACTGTAACGGTAGGGGTTGGAGATGGGGTCAAGAACGGAGTTACCGTTACAGTTGCAGTTGGGGTTGGGGTCAAATCACTACAAACATATTCAAAACTAATATTAATACAATCAGGGGTCTGGCTTGGTGTTTGGGTAAAGAATGGAGTTAAAGTATTTGTCGGAGTAACACTTGGACTTAAACCAGGTGTAAGAGTTGGTGTCGGAGTTTGGAAAGGCGTTTCAGTTACACTAACAGTAGGTGTAGGACTTACCAAATCACAATAGAAGTAAGAACTAACCGCCAAATTAGGCGGTAATGTATTTGTCGGAGTAATAGATGGCGTTAAGAACGGAGTTAGTGTCTGTGTAGGGGTAGGTGTTGGAGTTAAAAACTCACAAATAAACTCAAAATCAATAACAATACAATCATCAGGAATTGTTGGTGTAACACTAATGGTTGGGGTAATTGATGGGGTAATAGATGGTGTAACAGTTTGAGTCGGAGTTTGAGTTGGGGTAACTAACTCACAATACATATAAACACTAACCGCCAAGTTTGGTGGTAATGTATTTGTGGGAGTTACCGATGGTGTCAGGAATGGAGTTAATGTTACAGTTGTCGTAGGTGTTGGTGTTAAGAACTCACAAACATATTCAAAACTAATGTTAATACAATCAGGGGTCTGGCTTGGGGTCTGTGTGAAGAAAGGTGTTAAAGTATTTGTCGGAGTAACACTCGGACTTAATCCTGGTGTAAGAGTTGGTGTTGGAGTTTGAAAAGGTGTTTCAGTCACACTGACTGTTGGGGTCAATGTAACTAAATCACAATAGAAATAAGAGCTAACACCTAAATTTACAGGTAAACTTTGTGTCGGAGTAACCGAAGGAGTTAAGAACGGGGTTAATGTCTGAGTTGGAGTGGGGGTTGGAGTTAAAAACTCACAAACATACTCAAAACTAATATTAATACAATCAGAGGTCTGGCTTGGTGTTTGGGTAAAGAATGGTGTTAATGTGTTCGTAGGTGTGACACTTGGACTTAAACCAGGTGTTAGGGTTGGAGTTTGTGTTTGGAATGGAGTTTCAGTCACACTAACCGTAGGAGTTGGACTTACTAAATCACAATAGAAATAAGAGCTAACACCTAAATTAACAGGAATACTTTGTGTCGGAGTAACCGAAGGAGTTAAGAACGGGGTTAATGTCTGAGTGGGGGTTGGAGTCGGGGTTAAGAACTCACAAACATACTCAAATGATATAGCAACTCCGGAACAATCAGGTGATGGACTTGGGGTAAAAAACGGGGTTAGGGTTGGGGTTACCGTTGGGGTCAAACTTAAACCTGGTGTCAGAGTTGCTGTAGGTGTCGGAGTTTGGGTAATTGGGACACAATCACCATCTTGAGTACAAGATGAATACTCCGTAATGTACTGGCTAGTAAATAATTGTGGGTCATCTAAATTATTATAACCCTCATTATTTTGTGTGTAGGTAATGAATACTTCAATACCTAAGTTGTCAAATGTTTCTGATGCTTTATTACAAATTGTGTATATACCAGCAGAAGTTACTGAAAATGGTCTTGGAATTTCATCACAATCATAATAGATAACCGTAACTCTCCCATTTGCAACAGGATTTGTGTTACCACTTGCGCTATCAATATCGTGTTGTGTAACAATTACATCATAACAGAAACAAGCATTCGCAGTTACAGATGGTGTTATTGTTGGGGTAACTGAAATTGATAGTGATGGAGTCACTGTTGGGGTTGCCAAATTACAATAGAAATAACTTGACACTCCCAAGTTTGGTGGTAAGGTATTCGTAGGAGTAACTGATTGAGTAATAAATGGAGTTAATGTTACAGTCGGGGTAGGTGTAGGCGTTAAATTTTCACAAACATATTCAAAACTAATTGTAATACAATTTGGAGTTTGACTCGGGGTCTGTGTAAAAAAAGGAGTTAAAGTATTAGTTGGTGTAACAGATGGACTCAATCCTGGTGTGGGGGTAGATGTCTGTGTTTGGAGTGGAGTTTGAGTCACACTAACAGTAGGGGTAGGTGTAATTAAATCACAATAAAAATAGAAACTACCATTAATGTTTGGGGGTACAGTATTTGTCGGAGTAACTGAAGGAGTTAAGAACGGAGTAATGGTAACAGTTGGGGTAGGTGTTGGTGTTAAGAACTCACAAACATATTCAAAACTAATATTGATACAGTCAGGAGTGACGGAAGGTGTCTGAGTAAAGAATGGAGTTAAAGTATTTGTAGGTGTGACACTTGGACTTAACCCAGGTGTTAAAGTTGGGGTTTGGGTTTGGAATGGTGTTTGACTAATAGTAACAGTAGGAGTAGGTGTAATTAAATCACAATAGAAGTAAGAACTAACCGCTAAATTAGGTGGTAATGTATTAGTTGGAGTAATGGAAGGTGTGGGTGTAGGTGTTGGGGTTACATTCGGCTGAAAACTAATATTTGCACATCCAGGGTCTTGTGACGCACCATAAGGGTAATGTCCTGATGACGCAACTAATGTTAAATTATATGGGGAAGATGTCTGAATAAGAAATACACCACCAAAAAAATCCATTATATAAATCTGCCCATTCTTCACAAACATACCATAAGGGGACTGTGAGCTAGATGTTATATTTTTATCAAATTCAACACTGCCTGATATATCATATTGGGTGATGTAAGCATTTGAGCCGACACCATAATTAGTAATTAATATCTTATTATTATTTGTTTTTAAGATGTCTCCAGCAACACTCCTGCCAGGTAACATAGTAAATAGTGCGGTTTGTACTGCGGTAGTAGTGGTAATATCTAAAGTAACAACTGTATTTGGGGTTGTGGTTGAATCAACGGCCAATAAAGTAGTATTGTTAATAGCAAATAATCCTGGTCCATAAAAATTAGGGAATGTAATAGTTCTATTATATGTCGCACTAAATGGAGATAAAGTAATATCCCATTCCATAACACTATTACTATTCATTAACCACAATTTTGTAGTGGTATTTGCAATATCCCCTATGTATGATGGACCAGCACCAGGTACTGTTAACAATGTTGAGGTATTTGTTAATAAATCATAGGTGTAAACATCAGTACCCTCATTAAAAAATACGGTACAATTTGCCTCAATTATTGGAGAAGCCGAAGGTGAAGGAGTTGGTGTGGGAAATAATTCTTGACAAACATATTCAAAATCAATTGACAACTCATTAAAACAAGGGTCACAGTCTTCATCAAGTAAACAAGAACTAACACTAATACTATATTCAGAATAGAAGAAATTAGGATTTTCTTTATTATTATAAGGTATTCCTTCATTAGTGTAATCAAGTAGTAAACCAATACCATATAAATTAAATGTTGATACTGCATTGTTACATATATAATATTCACCAGCAACAGTAATTGCTGAAGATTCAACTAATCCATCGTGACAGTTAAAATACGACACATAAACCGCATCAGTATCTGAGTTATTTAAATCAACCTCAGATATTATGATTGTAGTACAAAGACATCCATCACCCGGAACACATTCTCCTCCAAAACATGGTTGTCCTATTGAGTATAATAATTCAACTGAACTAACTACAGGATTACTACCACACACACTAAATATTTCTCCAGGGGTTGCTGCCGCACCAATTAAATTACCACTACAATCATAATAAGTATATGGGGTAAAACCAGGTCCCGCAGAATTATTAACAAATGTTATACATCGGCATTCAGTGACTGGTGAAGATGGTGATACGGTAACCGAAGGGGTAATTGTCAGTGTAATGGTAGGTGTAATACTCGGGGTAACTGTAATTGTTGGGGTAACTGTAATTGTTGGGGTAACTGTAGGAGTAATACTCGGGGTAACTGTAATTGTTGGAGTAATACTCGGAGTAATAGTTATTGTAGGAGTTGGTGTCGGAGTACATGTTCCACAACAACCAGCAATGTCACCGACAAATGTCCAACCTCTAGGTACGTCTAGATAAGTTCTTGCATCACCTCCAGGACAAGGTGATGGTGAATATACTAATCCAATAACACCTATAGTTTTACTAGTAGGGTTTTGTCCAGACCATCCAATTAACGTATTATCATAATTTGTCTGAGATAGATTTGAATAACTTAAAAATTGATTTAAACTACCATTTGTACCTCCTGTAATTACCCATGAACTTAAATTTTGGTTAAATGACGTAGCACTAAAAAACGTGGAAATAAAATCGGTTACTTTTCTAGTGTCCCACCCAGAAACATCCCCGTTAAACGAGGTGGCCAAACCAAACATACTATTAAGACTTGTCGCTCCCGACATATTCCAAAAATTCCCAGTAGTTGTCAAATTTTGGTTGAATGATGTTGCAGAATAGAACATCTGATTGACCGCACTTGCACCAGTTAACTTTAATGTGTCCCAATTAGTAAGTGGTTGATTGAAGGGTGTTGCCGCAAACATTTGGAACATGGTTGTAACATTACTAGTGTTCCACCCACTAATGGAAGGACTACCTGCGTTATTAAATGAGTTTGCAAAATTAAACATCACTTGCATATTTGTTACGCCCGATACGTTCCAATTACCAACGTTTTGGTTAAACAAAAATGCATTATTAAACATGGAGGCCATGTTAGTCACTTTAGCAGTATCCCAAGTTGAGATGTTTTGGTTAAATGATTGGGCAACAATAAACATATTGTTCATCAAAGTAACATTACTTGTATTCCAACCTGTAAGTGGTAAATTACTTAGACCTGCGGCCTCACCATTATTAAAGTTAGTCGCACTTGCAAACATAAATTGCATATCAGTAACTGCCGATGTTACCCAATTTGTTCCATTCGTACCAACATACTGATTAAATTGTTGTGCGGTATTGAACATTGACCTCATGGTGGTCACTTTTGTCGTGTTCCAACCGCTTAATGGTAAACTTTCATTATTAAATGTTGTTGCAGACCAAAACATTGACCTCATTGTTGTTACATTTGACGTATTCCAATTACCAATATATTTGTTAAAGGCAGAATTACCGAACATAAATGACATGTCGGTAACATTACTTGTACTCCAACCACTTAATGGTTGTCCTAAGTTGGTATACCCAGTCGCACCACTAAATGTACCTATCATGTCGGTAACGCCTGAGACATTCCAAATATTACCATTTGTTGCAACTGATTGATTAAACAATGTTGCACCATTAAACATGTTAGCTAAACTTGTTATCTTTCTAGTATCCCAATTCGATACGTCTTGGTTAAATGAAGACGCATTTTGGAACATCGAAACCATTCCTAAACCTGTGACGTTTGATACGTTCCAACCTGTTAAAGGAAATGTACTTGTACCCGCAGTACCACTATTGTTGAAGGCTGAAGCTCCTGAGAACATTCCTCTCATATCCGTAACACCTGAGACATTCCACTTATCACCATTTGTCCCGACATACCCATTAAACGCAACCGCATTACTAAACATGTTACCCATGTTTGTAACCTTTGCAGTATTCCAATTTGATATATCTTGATTAAATGCGGTTGCGGATTGGAACATACTATTCATCAAGGTTACGTTACCAGTATTCCAAGAACCAATATTTTGGTTAAATGAACTGGCAAACCCAAACATAAGAGACATATTTGTAACACCACTCGTATTCCAGCTTGAGATGTTTTGGTTAAATGAGCTCGCAACATAAAACATGGCAAACATGTTTGTGACACTCGAAACATTCCAAGAACTTAAATCTTGGTTGAATGAGGTACATCTATTAAACATTTCAGACATGTTTTGAACACTTGATACATTCCAGCTTCCAATTGGTTGATTAAATGGTTGGGCTATACCATCAGTATTTCCAAACATACTACTCATATTGGTAACATTACTAACGTTCCACCCACTTATGGACGGGCTACTAGCGTTGTTAAAAGCATGTGTGTCTCGGAATAATCCACTCATGTTAGTGACACCTGAAACATTCCAAGAACCAACGTCTTGATTGAATAATCTAGCATCGTCTAACATTCTTGTTAAATCCGACTTGTTTCTCATATCCCAACTTCCAATCGGTTGGTTAAACGCCCTAGCGCTATTGAACATTAGGGATATAAGTGTAACATTACTAACATTCCATCCACTAATTGATGGACTTCCTCCGTTGTTGAAAGATAATGCAGAACTAAACATTTGTCTCATATCCGTCACAGCAGAAACATTCCAAGCACCAATATTTTGATTAAATGGTTGTTGAGCAGTTCCTTGGGTAGAGAACATGCCAAACATGTTTGTTACGTTTGACACGTTCCAATTTCCAATAGGTTGATTGAAAATTTTAGAACCCCTAAACATCTCAATCATGTTAGTAACATTACTAACATTCCATCCACTAATAGAAGGACTACCTCCATTGTTAAATCCAGTTCCAGCTATATTACTTTGGTGTCGGAACATCTGTTGCATGTTTGTGACATTACCAACATCCCACGCTCCAATATCTTGGTTAAAGTTACCATATTGGAACATTGACTCCATGTTAGTTACGTTACTAACATTCCATCCACTAATGGAGGGGCTACCTCCGTTATTAAATTGGGAGGTACTACCAAACATGTATGCCATATCTGTAACACCTGAAACATTCCAAGAACCAATATTGTCATTAAATGTCGTCGCACCATTAAACATGAAAGACATATTAGTCACACTACTAGTATCCCAACCACTGACACCACTTATAGTTGTGATACCACAACTTCTGAACATACTTGTGGTTGCAGTTATACCTACCAAATCAGGAGTATCCGTAACTCCAGTTAATACTAAGTTACTACAACCAAAAAACATTGTGGCATTTGAGTTGTTAAGTCCACGTAATGGTCCCCATTTTAGTATTTCCCGTATTTCTAATCTTGACCCTGTATTATTAAATCTAAACCCTGTTACATCACCACTGATTGTGATTGTATATGAACTTGCAACAGAATATACGTGAGAGCGATTGGCGTAAGTATTGGCAGAGACAAGACCATCACCCCAATCAATAGTACCCGAGTAGGTACCTGTTGATTCATAAGGTAATGTTATCGTCTGAGAAGACCCAGTAGTTTGCCACCTACTTATAAATTCCGACACCCGCCATTAAAAATTTAACCCCGTTTATTTATTTGATAAATAATCAAATATTCATTTTTTGGCGAACTCTTTGATGATTTTTACATACTCAATGGTTGCCGAATTCTCATCAACATAGTTGAAGTAATTCTCATCTTCCCTAACTCTGTCAATAGGATTCATATTTATAAATTCCCCCTTATAAAATTTTTCGTGTTTCATAGAATCCAAAACCCCCGCCATGTGAAGAATTGGATATTCGTTATAAGTTTTAATATCTGAAGTCGCCCAAGAAAAACCTAATTCATCAATAATTTTTGTTTCCTTACAATCTCTCCAAATATTCCAAAGTAATGCCCACA